CTCGAGCGGCAACGCAAGCAGCAGTTCGGTCAGCGTGACCTCGGCCGTTGGCGATCTTGTGATGGGCGTCGTCTATGTCGATCAAACCACGGCGCCGACGGCGGCGCAGACGCTACTAACTCAGGAGCTGAACATTGGCGGGTTCCGCACTCAATCATCATCGACCGTGGACGGGGCCGCCTCCTCGACGACGAGCAACTGGACGCACGGGGCGGTCAAGTTTGTGATCGCTGGCTTTTCCGTTCCTCCCGGAACGCGCAGCATGATTCCTTTCTTGCCTGCGCAGATGCCGGCGATACTTAATAGGTGAACTATGGGCCGAAAATACTCCGCACACTTCCAAGCTGTGACCGTCACGGCGCAACAGGACTTTTTCGAAATCCTGGCGCCAACGGACTCCGTGGTCCTTGTCCACGCGATCGAGATCGAGCAATCGACCGAGGTCGGGGACGCCCAGGAGGAGATGTTGCAGATCCTGCTCAAGCGCGGCGTCGGCTCCGTGACCAGTGGATCCGGGGGAACTACGCCCACGGCCCAACCCGTCGAGGACGGCGACACGGCTTTCGGCGGGACGGTCGAGGCCAACAACACCACGCGGATGGCGACGGGCTCGGGCTCGATCGAGCAGCTGGCCTCCTGGTCCTGGAATGAACGGGTCCCGTTCAACAAGACTTTCATCCCTGAACTTCGACCGAACATAAGCCCCGGGAACCGCTTGACGATCGAGCTGGCGACGACGCCGGCCGACACAATGAACATCTCGGGGACCGTCTGGTTCGAAGAAGTCGGCGGATAATCCCCGCTCCGTGAACAGCTGGACCTTTAGGCGGCCGCCGGATCCGCCACCGCAATCGCCGCCGTTTCCGTTTACCTCGTCAACGGCGAACCAAACCGTCACTCCAGACGGAATCGCCAGCGGGGAAACTTTCGGAACGCTGGTCGTCCAGCCTGGGGCCGTCACGGTCACGCCGGACGCAATCGCCAGCGGCGAGACGTTCGGAGCCTTCCAGGTCAACCTCACGATCTTTCCGACCGCGATCTCCAGCGGCGAGACGTTCGGAGCGCTGGCAGCGGTTCCCGGGCCCGTGACTGTGACGCCAACGGCGATCGCCAGCGGCGAGGCCTTCGGGACGCTGCAAGCGAACCTCAACGCGAGCCCCGACGGAATCGCCAGCGGCGAGGCCTTCGGGACGTTGCAGGCGAACCTCAACGCGACGCCGACGGCCATTGCCTCCGGCGAGACGTTCGGAACGACCCAGGTCAATTTGAACGTGCCGATCGCCGGCATTGCCTCGGGCGAGGCCTTCGGGACTCTGGCAGCCCTCTTTTCCTCGACTCCGGATGCCATTGCCTCTGGCGAGGCGTTCGGAACGCTGCAAGTCAACTTGAACGCTGCGCCCACTGGGATAGCCAGCGGCGAGGCGTTCGGCGTGCTCCATGCCGACCTTGTCATCTACCCAGCGGCACTTTCCAGCGGCGAGACGTTCGGAGCGCTGTCGGCCGTGCCTGGGCCAGTCACAGTCACGCCGACGGCCATTGCCTCCGGCGAGGCTTTCGGGTCTCCGACGGCCGGGGGCGCCGACGGGATCACGATCGACAGCGGCGAGGCGTTCGGCACGCTCCAGGTCAATCAAACGATTCATCCCCAAGGGATTTGGACTCAGGAAGTTTTCGGCACTGTCCAGGTCGGACAGCCTCAGACGGCCAGCCCGACCGGAATCGTGTCTGCGGGCGCGTTCGGCACGCTCGAGGTCACGGGCGGAATCACGACGGTCACGCCGGACGGGATCGCTAGTGGCGAAGCGCTGGGCCCGCCCACGGGCGCGCACGCGCAGCCGGCCGGGATCGACAGCGGCGAGGCGTTCGGCCTGCTGCAAGTCAATCTCTCCGTGCCGATTGCCGGCCTTGGATCCGAGGAGGCTTTTGGCAATCTCACGGCCACTTGCCCGGCCCGGCCGGTGGGCATTTCCTCGGGCGAGGCCTTCGGGACCATGGTCGCGACGGCCTTTGGCTTTGTCGGCGCCGGCGACATCACGGTCGTTATGGCCGGGTTCGGCATTGCGCCGCACTCGGCTTGCGGCACGCCCGAGGCGCGCGAGCCCTGGCCGACGAGCGCCCGCCGGCCATCCTTCATTGCCTACGACCCAGATTGGGGCCGGCCCGTGACCGTGACGGGCGGCTGGCAGACTCTGATCGTGCAAAACCGAGAGGCCGGCGAGCAGCGGCAGAGGATTCGCTCCGCTGCCCGCTACCGCATTGCGTACGAGCGCCGGGCCCTCACACCCCTGGAGTTTGTCCAGGCGCGCGCCAAGGCCATCAGGGACACGGGGCTGCCCGTCGTAGTGCCTCTCTGGACCGAGTACCTGCCGCTCCTGGTCGTCTCGGCAAACAGTGTCCAGGTCGACGGGCCGCCGAGCGCCCGTTTCAAGGCCGGAAGCTGGATCTATGTCCGCAACGGCTCGACCGCGTGCTTCCGGCGCGTGCTCTCCATTACGGCAAGCGTGTTCGCTCTGGGGACAGCGGCCGACGACGCGGATCCGGCCGGCTTCAACGTCGCGACCCTGCCCGTGGGCTCGCGCGTGTATCCGTGTGTCCTGGGCATGTTTCCGGACGGGCTCTTCCGCTTCGTCTCGTCTCATCCGGAGAGCCAAGACCAAACCGTGGAGGTCGAGGAACTATGACAGCCGGAGGCCTGGAAGTTTTGGATCTGCGCCCGGACTTCTCGTCCGAGTTCCGCACGGCCGCCGGCCGGCTCAATTCGCGGACTGAGTTCGGACAGGCGCGCCGCTATGCCGGATTCCCCGGAAAGGACGCGATCCACGTCCTGGGGTTCACGTATGTTCTACGTGGAACACAAATTGCCCAGCTGCAGGCGTTCCACGAGGCGCGCGCGGGCCGCTGGGGCGCGTTCCTGGTGCCCAGCTGGCAAAGTGACCTGTCGAACGGAGCGACAAACTCGATCACGACGCCGGTCGGAGTTAACAACGTCGTAATCGATTGGTGCGACTATGCCAACAACTTCAAGCCTGCCCTCGGGGACCCGGGCCGGCTCGGGCGCTTCGTCTTCGTGCTCTCGCCCGCGGGCATCTTGAGCGTGTCGGAAGTCGTGGGCGTGAGCGCGACCGCCGTCGGCGACTACGATTGGTTGGACACGAACCAAGAGTTGCACGCCCAGCTTGTCCCGGGGGACGGATCGATCGTTGGCTTTGCGCACAAGGTTCGGTTCGGGGATGATGACCTCGTGCTCAATTACTCCGGCCCAGGCAATGCCACGGCGGAGTTAAACTTCACTCAGGTTTTGACCTCGACGCCAGAGACCGATATCGCATGAAGACACAGCCCGCGGCCTTTCGTTCCGAGGAGCGGCTCCAGGAATCCAAGCGCGCATACGTTTACCGCTTCGCCTACGGCGCGTCTGCCTTCTTTTACACGTCGCTAGACAAGGACCTTTTCGTCGGCAACGGCCCGCCGGCAAAAATGAGTTCCAACCAGATCTTCACGGCCGCCCCGGTGGCCCATAGTCGGATCGTCGAGAGCGTGGACAGTGACGAGCGCGGCGCGACCGTGCGCCTGGGGGCGATCGATCAGCAGCTGCGCAAGTATTTCCTCACGGTCAGCCCCAAAGAGATCGACGTGGACATCTGGCGCGTGGCCTCCTCGCTCCTGCCTGGGCCCGTGGAGTACGCCGACGCCCTGCGCAACGTGTTCAGCGGGATCGCGGACAGCCTCTCCTTTGACGACGTCACGATCGCCGCGGCGTGCGTGCAACGGATCCTCCGCGAGGATCGGGTCGTTCCGCGCTTCAACTACCAGCCCGTGTGCAATCACATCCTCTATGGGCCGCACTGCAAGGCGAACCGCGACTTGTTCACCGTGTCGGTCTCTTTGTCCGCTGTGAATTATCCAGGGCGCTTCGTCGAGGTTCCGGTCTCCTCGATCAACGTGGACACTCCGCCGCGGGCCGTGACGGTCACACAAGAAACTTTCGAGGGCGGAACCGTGCGCACGGCCGCCGGCGAAGACATGGGCGTGTTAGCGTGTACGGTCATCACCGGCGGAGTGCGGCTTTACATGGAATGGATGGCGCGCGGCATGCAGCCGGGCCAGACCGTCAACGTCGATTGCGGCTGCCTTCACATTAAGCGGACGTGCGACGTTCTTTTCAGCAACCTCCCAAACTTCGGCGGGCACCCCTACATCCCGGTCAATAACCCGGCCGTGGACGGGATCAACCTATGATCTGGGACGAAGCACGGCGCCAGCTGCTGCGCCAAGCGCTTGAGCGCTGGCGCGGAACGCCCCACCACAATCGACTCTGCGAGCGCGGCGTGGGCGTCGATTGTATTCGACTCGTGCACGCTGTGCTCGAGGAGACAGGGGTCGTTCCTGGGGCCAGTTTCGGAGGCTACGACACGACGGCCGGGATGTGGAAAGAGAGCAGCGCGCTACAGGAAATGATCCTGAAGTGCGTTCGCGGCGACTGGATCCCGGCGCCTGGGCCGTGGGAGTTCGGCGACGTCGTTGTCCTCACCACGGGCCGGCGCTCCGCTCACTGCGGGATCATTGTCGGCGACAAAGTTTGGCACTCGCTTTCCGGCCGGTGCGTGACCGAGTCTGATCTCGTGCTCTGGCACAAGGAACTTGCCGGCGCCGTGCGCCTCCGTGAATTGGGCTTTCTCGTGCGCCCAGAACAAGCGACACTCCCAAGCAGATGAGCGCCAAAGTAGGAAGCGGAGCATCCATTGCCCTGGGCATCGCGCTGATCGCTTTCTCAGGCGGAAACCCAGGCGCCATTATTTCCGGCGCCCTGCTGATCGCCGGCGGCGCGATCGGCCTCTTCGCAAGCCCCAAAGGATCCAGCCAAGGCCAGCAGCGCGCCCAGGATTTTCAGGCGGCGACCGCGGCCTCCGGCGTGCCGCTCCCGGTCATCTTCGGCGAGCAGCGCGTGGTCGGAAACTTTATGAATTACGACGCCAATCACTTCCGGAGTGTGCGCGTCGCTGGCCGTTCGGCCGGCAAGGGCGGCGACGCTCCGCCCACTTCGACGATCGGTTTCGACTATTTCCTGTCGTTCGAGTACGGGCTTTGCATGGGGCCGATTGACGAGATCGTCCAAGTGTTCGGCACTCCTGGCGAACGCAAAATGATGGGCAGCAATCCGGCTGCTGTGCTCTATGGGCCGCCCGACGACTTTAAAGAGCTGACCCTGGACTCGCTCGACCCGCAGACCGCCGGCGGATCTGAATCCGGACTGGCTCGCGTGTATCGTGGGAATGCAACGCAAGTCCGCGTGCCGGCTGCCGACCCTTACCAGTTTGGGACCGTCCTTTCGGCCGGCCATTTGCGCCGAGGCTATCTCTACCGGATCGAGCTGCGCACGTCGGTCAACTTCATCCCGTTCGGCGCCTCGTCCAACGCGGTCGGAACGATCTTCGTCTCGAACAACACGACGACCGACATCCTGAGCCAGTTCGACAAAGTGACCGAGTTCACGGGGATGAACTACCGAAACATTTGTTGGGCGGTCTTCTGCGATTTCAAGATCGGCCGCTTCCCTCAGCCAAAATCGTACCACTTCGTCCTGCGCCGCTTCCCGGTTCATGACCTGGACTATCACATGCTCCGGCCCAACGGCACGCCGATCGTTGGCTTCAAAGTGCGCGGCAGCGCGGACCCGACCAAGCCGGGTTACTTCATGGCCAACCCGGCGGCGATCCTTTACGAGGCGCTGACTAACGATGTGTGGGGCGCCGGCCTGGACCCGGCGATCGTCGATGAACCAAGCTGGACCTACGTGAGCCAGTACTTTTACGCGCGCAATATCGGGATGTCGCTCACGCTTGACACTCCGGACAAAGTGTCCGCGGTCATGGACGGGATCCGGTTGCACGTCAAGACCGTGGCCTTGTGGGATGGCGAGTTCCTGAAACTTCGCTGCCTGCTGGACCTGCCGACGACGCACGGCCACATCCAGACGCTCACGCGAGCCGACCTGAAGGAATTGACGGTGACGCGGCCGCTCTGGCACTCGACGGTCAACGAAGTGCGCGCGGAGTTTGTCAATCGCCGGAAAAACTTTCGCACGGACGCTGTGCACGTTCGGGCGCCGGGCAACTGGGCCATGGTCGGCCGGATCACCACGTCTCGGATCCAGCTGTCGGCCTTCGGGGACTTCAACACGGCCCGCCGGCAGGCGTTCCGGATTCTGTCGGAGAAATCCTACCCCATGGCGGCTTTCGAGTTTGAGGTCAACCGCTTCCATTCCCAACTTGAGGTCGGCGACGTCTTCCGGCTGCTCTGGGACGAGTACGACACGGACAGCACGGTCTTTGCCATGGTCACGAAGGTCGAGGACTCCGACAGTGACCAAGACTCGATCAAAATCACGGCCCTGGAGGATCAGGTTTTGATCGGCGTGCCCGGGCATGAGTTCCCGCCCACGATCCCGATCGAGCATCCCTGGGAGCGGATCCCGGACTTGCCGGACGACGACGTCACGCTGTGGAACGGCGAGCCTCCGACGCCTGGGAGCACGCCGGCGATGGTGATGGAAGTGCCCGCGCTTTACCGCCGCTACTTGCCGAGCCCGATCGGGCACGTTTGGATCTTCGGCGAAAAGCCGGCTCCGTACTTTAGCTCGCTTCACTTGCTATGGGCGGTCGCCTCGACGTATCACGACGAGTTTCAGATCTCAGAGTTCGCTTCCGCGGCAACGGCCCAGGCGGACTTTCTGTCGGTCGAGCCGTGGGACCGCTCGGCAACGGGGCTGCTCTTCAGCCTGTTCAACGCCGATGACGAGGCCGGGATCCTTTCGGCCTTCTCGCTCGTGGACAAGGAATCGGAGGACCTGGAGACGATCATTGATGACTTGGGCCCGTTCCTCGTGACGGCAGAGGAGCTGATCCAGGTCGGCAAAGTGACCAAAGTTTCGAGCAACCTTTACAGAGCGCGGAACATTGTGCGCGGCCGGTTCGGAAGCTACGTCCGACCGATCTCGATCGGGCAGCGGATTTTTTTCGTGCAGCGGCTGCCGGCTGCCTTCGCCGCGGCTGGCTCGGCCATTTCGACGAATCAGATCGTGAAGTGGCGGGCCTTCGCGACGGCCGGCCAGCAGACCGTCAACCTGGAGGGCGGCGCGGATTTCTTCATCCATCACACTCAGATCAAATACCCCGGCGCGATCGACGATGTCGGAGTGCCGGACGACACGCGGTTTCGGCGGCTGACAAATTCGCCGTTGGCGCCCGAGTTTCGCAGCCTCACGGACGCGGGCTCGACCTGGACCGTGCAAGTGCGGATCCGTTTCTTCGACCGGGGCGCCGAGACTGGCCCGAGCCTGGGTCTGTTCCAATTCCTTACCCAGGCCGGCGACGCGGCGCAGATTTCCTCCTGGCAGATCCGCACGCGCGATCCGACCGTGAACCTTCCGGACGGCGCCGGATTCACTTATGCTTTCGGAGCGCTCGGCGTGGCCGGAGCCTTCACTCCTGGAGACGACGACAACCCGGACAGTGGAGTACTAACGATCACCGGCATCCCGAAAAGCCGGGCCTTCACAAATTTTACCGGCATTTGGAAACAGATCCGGATCATCCCGTTGGAGAACAACCTTGAAAGTGTGGATGACTGCGTTATTTACGTGCCTTGACCTATGCTATTCCCCTACTGCGATCTTGAGAATCACCCGAGCGGCGTCGGCGACCTGAACGCTATTTTCAATGGCAACTGGAAACATATTGCCAACTGGTTCAACCCGGCGCACGGGCTGACTTGCAGCCAAGACTCGGGCGTGGCCGGCGTGGCCGGGAACCAGCTGCGGGCCAATGGCGCGATCTTCACGTCCGACGACGTCGGCGCCACGGTCCGGTTTGCCGACGGCGCCACGGCCCAGATCTCGGCCTTCACGTCTTCAACGGTGGTCACGGCGACGGACAGCAAACTTGAAACAGCCCAGGCGTTCGAGATTTACCGCACGGACCAGAGCGACAAGACGGTCTTGCCGCGTGGGCTCGTCAAGAAGGTTCGATTCGTCTCAGGCGACGACGCCAAGATCCTGGTCTGGGACCATGCCAACCTGAAGTTCGCCCTGATCACGCGCCCAGGCTACGGCGCGACCCTCGGGCAGATTCTTTATGGGGCTGGCGCCGGCGCCGACGCGACAAGCTCGGCGGACCTGCTCTGGGACAACACGGCGAAGACTTTGACACTGGCGGGCCGGACGATCGCGAAAAATTACGAGTTCACTCACGCGACGCTCGCCAGCGGCTCCTCGATCACGATCGACTTTCTGCTCGAGGGCCTGCGCTCGATCAACACGCTAGCGGCGAATGCCACTTTTTCGACGTCGAACCGCGCGGCCGGCCGGCAGCAGTCGATCCGGATCGTGTGCGACGGCACGACGCGCAATCTAACGTGGCCGGGGACCTGGAAATGGCTGAACAACACGGCGCCGGCGAGCATCGCGGCGAACAAGACCGGCGTGCTGTCGTTGACCTGTTTCGGGACAAATGATTCCGACGTTGTTGCGGTCTGGGCGGTTGAAGCCTAATTACATCGGCAAAGCGGCCGGCAATTATTCTCTAAATTATTCCGTATGGGCATGGCGATCCAAGCGAGCAACGGCTGGCCGGGAACCTCAACCTGGGACGACGAGGATCGCTGCTGGAATTGCGGCGCCTCGCAGCACATCCGGACGAGCACGACGAGCGCGCCAAGTTTCATTTCAAACCTCAACGCGTGGGAGTTCAACGCCAGCTTGTGGCGCAGCCCGAGCGAAGACGAGGATCGCGATCGGCGCGACCGCGAGGCGACGAAGGCGGCCCTGGGACGAATCCGCGATCTGGCGCAGCGCGCGCTCACGCCGGCGATCCTGGTCTTCCGGCGCTTCGACTTCCGATCGGCGCCCCGGTGGCGGGCCCAGCGCTGGAGGGCCAGAACATGAAGCCGGTCCTTAAGATCCTTGGCAAGGTTGCTCTCTGGATGGTCGCGGCCTATTACGTCGCATGGGGCGGGATGTGGATCTTCTCAAAACTGCTGCAACGCCTCGGCCAATGAACCGCGCAACGCTCTTTCAAGCGGTCAAACCCTTCCTGCCGAAACTCGTGCGAGACCGGCTGCGCGTGTCCTACCAGCAGGCAAGCAACTGGCTCCGCTACGGCGATCGGTTCTTCTTTCTGTCCGTGACAATGGAGATCTCCGTGTTCTGCAACCGGACGTGCACGTACTGCCCGAACACGGATCACGCGACGCCGCGCGAGTTCATGGCGCCGGACGTGTTCGAGCTGGCTTTGAAGCGGTTGACCGAGCTGCGCTGGCACGGGATCGTCGATTTCATTTTTTACAACGAGCCGCTCCTGGATCCGTCCCTGCCTGAAAAGGTTCGGAGGGTGAAGCAGGCGGCTCCCGATTGTTTGCCGCGGATCACGACGAACGGCGACGCGCTCACTGCCGCGCTCGCTGAGGACTTGCTCGAGGCCGGAGTTGTGGCGTTCTACGTGACGCGGCACGTTCCGGTAAAGCCCGGCTGGGATGAGCGGATCGAGGCGCTGCGCCGGCGCTGGCCTCGGCACATCACGGTGATGGACATCATGGAAGTACAGCGCAAGGTCGGGCTATGGAACCGGGCCGGTCTCGTGAAAGTGGAGAAGGAATTCAAGGTCAAGAGCTGCCGGGCGCCCGAGGGCGCGATCACGATCGACCGCAACGGCGACGTGTTGCTTTGCTGCTGTGATTACTTTCACGCGAACAAATTCGGAAACATCCGCGACAAAAACCTCGAGGAGATTTGGCGCGGCCAGCGCTTCCGGACCGTGCGCGAGAACCTGCGCCGCGGCGTGGCCTTGCTCGACATCTGCAAAAACTGCATCCTCCGCTTGAAATGAATCTTTGCCCTCGCGATCTGGCGTTCATGGCTGCCTCTGGCGCCGGCGTGACGCCGACGAGTTACAGCGGACTGATCCGCTGGTGGGATGCTTCGTTCCTGAGTTATGCCGACAACACGGCGATCGACAACGGGTCGAACAAATGGACGGATCGAAGCGCCAGCGCGGCCCACGCCAATCAGGCGACTGGAGGCCTGCAGCCTCTGGTCAAGACGGGAATCCAGAACGGGCTGCGCGGCGTGCTGTTCGACGGAACGGACGATGAGCTAAACTTCACGGCCATTTCCGGAGCGACCGCGCTGACCATCCTGGCGGTCCTCAAGAACACGGCGATCGGACAGGGCACGCTCGGGATCTTGAAAAACTCCGGGGGCAACGGCGATTTCCGCTTGGACCTTGGCACGCTCCTGGAAGTGAAGTATCGGATCACGGACGCCGGCAACGACACGGCGATCTGTAACCAGTTTAGCGCCTCCTCCTCGACCCCGATGTGCGCGGGGCTGGCGATCGACAACGGCGCGAGCAACAATGCCGACTTTTACGAGGGCGCGACTTCGCGCGGGACCTTCACGGTGGCGACCTTCTCCGTGACACTGGATCGGATCGCGGCGGCCGTCGGCGCAAACTTTTCTGGCTATCTACACGAGGTCGTTATCTACTCGGCCAAGCGGTCGGCCGTCGAAGTGGCGGCGCTTTACAACACCTACTTTCAGCCAAAATGGGCTTTGTGATCTACGTCGTGCGGGGCTGGCTCGGTTGGAAGCAGCAGCAGCCCAGATTCGCCTTGTGCGCCCGCTGTTCCTGCGCGTTTGAGCCGGCAACGGCCCACGTCGTGCGGCTCTCCTCCGTGGCCTCCGAACCGGCGCTCGTTTGTCACCCCTGCTGGCGTGCGTTGCACGGCAAAGCATGAGCCTTGGAATCAATGAAGGCATCGGGACCGCGGTCGTGGTCCAGGCGGAGAGCGCTTTCCTGGGCGCCGGCACTGGCCCGGCTTACGCGTTCCCCGGCAAGACCGGCCTCGTGGTAAGCCCCAGGCTGGAAGCGACGACGCCCAGGACCGGAGCATGGCGCGGTCAAGACGGCGAGGCCTATGCCGCGCGCTGGTTCGAGGCCTCGCTCGAGGCGGAATGGGCCCAGGGCGAGGCAACGGCGCTCTTGCTGTCCAGCCTCCTGGCCCGGAGCGGCGTCTCACCCAACTACACTTTCGCCCGCCCCGGGGCGGCGCGCCGCTCGCTGATTCTCTCCGTGACGTTCGCGCCCTCCGGGCCGACCTGGGTACTGCGCGGGCTGCTGGCCCAGCGGCTCGACCTCACGATCCGCGCACGCGGGATCGTCACGTTCAAAATGGAGTTTTCCGCCGGGCGCCTCGACACGAGCGGCGCGGTGGCGGCGACGGTCACGCCGGACGGAGCGCCGGCTGCCGGCTGGAAATCCTCGGCGCTTTACAACGGAGCGGCCATGGATCGCGCGTACGAGCTGGCCCTCTCGATCGTGGCCCGGACCCAGTTCAAACAGTTTGGGGAGGACTCCGCTCCGACGCGTCACGCGCCCGCGGGCGGCGCCCAGTTTTCGGCCGAGGTTTCGGAGTGGATGGGGGACACGAGCGCCGAGGGCGACCGCGTGGCCGGAGACGCGCGCAACCTGATCGAGCGCGCCCAACAGTTCGACGTCACTCCGGCCGCCGGCCAGCTGCTCCGGCTCTCCTTCCCGCGCGCGCTCATGCGCAACGGCACGCCCCCGGCCCTGCAGCGGGCTGGCATTGCCTACCGGATCGGCAGTGAAGCCCAAGCGGGCGAAGTCGGAGCAGACTGGCCAACGATCACCATGAATATATGAACACGCCAAAAGTGATTCCCTACTGCGATTTGAAAGCCCTTGCCGAAGATGATCGGATCGCGACCATTGCCCGGACCGTGCTGCAGCTTGGAAAGTCCGTCGGATTCCTGGTCGACGACGACGCCAAGGCCGATCGCTACTGCGCCAAACTCACGGAACGCTTTCCTGAGATCACGGTTGCGGCTCGTCTGCCAATGCAGGGCGGTATCCTCGTGCGCGTGGAGGCCTCGATCTCGAAAAACTAATGAGCGAGGTCACGCCTGAACTTCCGGAGGACTGCGAAGAAGCCAAACGCGCGGTCGAGCGCGCGGTCCAAGAGATCGGCGAGCACGTCGATTCTGTTCTGATCTTCGTGACGAAAAAACGCACGGACGGCGGCCGCGGCACTTGGCACATCTCGCAGGGCATTGGCAATTGGTTCGCCCAGTTCGGGCAAGTGAGCCATTGGCTGCAAGAGCAGAAAGAGATCGCCCGACACGAAGCGCTGAAGGGACCGGAATGATCGCGCGACTCGCGGAATGGACTAAGGACGCCTGGAGAAACAAGACGATCTTTCATCCGCTGCGCTCGCCGCATTGGCCCGCGAAGCGGCGCGAACATCTCCAGAAAAATCCAAACTGCGCGGCCTGCGGACAGGCCGATCACGTCCAAGTGCACCACGTTCGGCCCTTTCATTTGTGGCCCGAGCTGGAGCTGGTCGACGCGAATCTGATTTCCCTTTGCGAGCAGAAGGCCGAGGGCAACGACCATTTTCGGCTCGGCCATAAAGGCAACTGGAAAGACTACAATCCGCGCGTGCGCGAGGACGCCGCCGAAGCGTTCGAAAAATTGCACACGGCTCCGCACGAGGACCTTCCGCCGAAATAGCGCCCGCGGGCACCTTTTCCCCAGGTTTATTCCCAATTGGCCCGCGGCCCAACTTTTCCCCAGGTTTATTCCCAATTGAGTTTAGAAGCAAAAAAACTCTTTACTTCTGGAGGACGATTGCCGATGGTCTGGCTGTGGCCCGTGAAGCGGGCACACAAAACGGGTCGGCCCGGCAGCTTCCGACGAACGTAGAAGCGGGGCGACGGACCCGAGCGAACGAAAGAGAACCGTTATGGGAAAAACACTGTATCACTCGGAACTTCGTCACATGGGCCCAGTTGAAGTGACGGTCAAGTCCGACGTAAGGGAATCCAAATACCCAAACCGTCCGCCGTACATTATCCTGGAGATCGACGGGCAAGAGCGGACTTATTCAGCAGAGAACGATCGGTGCGCCGACTTTTTCCGCGGCCAAGAGGGGCAAACTTTCACGCTGTCTGCCGAGGGCACGAAGGAGGATGCAACGCTTGGCTATTGTGGCGAGAGCGCGGCGGAACCGGAGCCCGAGCCGGCCAAGCGTAACACGGCCAATCCTCCGGCCCGTGGGCGCAAGCCGGCGGCCGCCAAGCCTCCGGCGCGCAACACCGCTCCTCCTCCGGCCCGCAACGCGGCGCCTCCTCAGCAGCAACAGCCCCAGCGCCAGCAACAGAATCCTCCGGCCCGGCCCGGCCAAGACGCGGCGCGGCAAGGCGCCCTGGCTGCCGGCGAGGAACCCAACCCGGACGAGATCCTGCGCGCCAAAAAGCACGCGATGAAAGTCGGCAACGCTTTCCTTGTGGCCTTTGCGGCTGCGCTCCAGGCCAAAGACGCTGTGCGGCTCCAGTTCGGTTACGAGCTGCCGGATGCACAATTTCAGGCGCTGGCGACAACGATCTTGATCCAGCTTGAAAAGGACGGTATGCACCGGTTCATGCCGACCTCTGTGCTGCAATTACGCTTGCGCACTTCGGCACCGGCGGATCCAAAGCCCGAGCCGAGCGACAACGACGGCGCGAACGTCGATCCAGCACCGGCGCCCGAGACTGCGAAAAAGTAAAACCCTCAACTCTGAACGAACGAATGAACCACATCACCAAAATCGCAGCGCGCAACTTGAAAGGCCGCTGCTTCGACTACGACCTTGCGCCCGTCACGATCGTTTGTGGGCCCTCCTTCTCCGGCAAGACCGGAGTGCTCGACGCGATCCGCTTGGGCCTGCTGGGCTACCACCCGGCCCTGGGCAAGCGAGCTGGCGACACGTTCCGGCTGTGCTCGGGCTCCGTCCTGGGCGTGACGCTGGAGCGCGCGACCCTGTCCATGATCGGAGAGCCGAGCGGGCAACGCATCGATCGTTCCTGGACGCGCGAAGGCGGCTCCGTTCGGGTCGGGACCGACCTGCCTACCATGCTGCCGGCGCTCTCGCTGGACATCCGAGAGTTTTTCAGCCTCACGGCCGCCCAGCGGCTCAACTACATTTTCGGGCGCGTGAGCCCGGAGCTGACCAAACTCACGCCGCAAGGGCTGGCGGCGCGCGTGCGTGGCATTGCGGTGGGCCGGCCGGAACACATCCGGACCGACGTCGAGAACATTTTGAAGAGTTATCTGGAGGACGACGAAGAGCCAACGCCCCAGGAGTTTGCCGAGGCGCTGCATAAAGCGTTCGCCACGGCGCGTAAGGAGGCGCTGGCGGCGGCTCGGGCCAGCGAAGGGTCGGCCACGACGGCCGCTCTGACCGGACAGTTCGGAGCCTTCCCGGCGCGCAACTGCGCGGCAGAGCTGGCCATGGCCAGAGAGGGGCTCTCCAGCGTGATCCTCGAACACGACCGGGCCCAGAACGTGATCGAGGCGCGCAAGTCATTACTGGCGCAGCTGGAGCGGATGCCAAACTTGCCCCCGCCGGCGGGCGCGCTCGACGAAGCGAAGCGCCGGCTGTCCGACCTGGAAGCCCAGCAGACGAAGCTGGGATCCAGCAAGATCGACGCAAAGATCGTGGCGGCGGCGCGCAAGGCCTCCTCTGCGCTGGAGGGCGCCCGGGCCGACACGCGCGACAACCTCGACAAGGCGACCAAGATCCGCGAAGACATTGAAGGGCTGAAGGCCGAAAAGTGTTGCCCGCATTGCATGGCCTCGGCTCCAGGCTGGCGGAAGAAAATCGAGGGCCATTTGACGGAGGAGCTGGATTCTCTCTTGCTCGTGCGCCATGGGCTTGTGAAACGCGAGAAGGAGCTGGCCAAGGAACTGGAGGCTGCGAGCAAGGCCGAGCAAGCCGAGTTCGCACGCGTTCAAAAGGTCGGAAACATGGGCGCGCAGATCGCGCAGGCTCACGAGGATTTGGCCGACCTACTGGCCCGTGTCGATGTCCAGAAGGACCGGGCGCAGCTGCAAGCCCGGCTGACTGAGCTGGGCGAGCCTGCTCCGATCGATTTGCTCCTGGCCACGATGGCCAAGGCGCGCGAGCGCGTCGAGGAGCTGAACGCCACGCATACGCGCTGGATCGCCGAGCAAGCCCAGGTCAACGCGCGCAACCGCGCGGCGGAGCTGCTGGAGAAGACTCGCGAGCTGGCGGCCGTTTACGGGGCGGTCGTCGAAGAGATCCAGGCTGCGCAGCAGGAGGCGATTGCCCGGGCCGTGGGTACCGTCATGGAGGCCGCGAACCGGTTTACCGACGGGATCCTGGACCGGCCGTTGGAGTATCGCAACGGCGAGTTCGGCTACGAAGACGAGACCGGGACCTGGGTGAGTCACGAGACGTTTTCGGGCACGGAGAAAGCGATCACGTACGCGGGGCTTGCAGTGGCGCTCACGCTGGGCGCTCCGTTCCGGCTCGTGCTGATCGACGAGCTGGGGATCATGGACGAGCTAGTCCGCGTGCGTGTTGTGGAACGCATGATTGAGCTGGTCGACAAGGGCCACATCGATCAATTTATTGGCTGTGACGTCCGCTCGTCTAAATGGTGGTCGCAACTGCTCGGAGCCTCCCGCGAATTGCGAAAAAAGACGCCGAGCACGGCCATGATCGACGTGGCCTAAGAACGAACAAAAACGAACGAACGAACGATGAAAACCCGGATCAAAATTCAGACTTGGTTCCTCTCTTTCGCCTTGGCGACGGCGTCGATCCTCGTCTGGCTTGTGTCAAAGGAAATATGGAAAATCAATCACTAGACCCAGAGCAGGCTGCCGCCGTGGCCTCGCATGCGGAATCGACCGTGGTCCTGGCCGGGCCCGGCTCGGGCAAGACCCGCGTGCTCGTGGCGAGGATTCACTGGCTGATCGATGGCGGAATGCTTCCAGAGGACATCGTGGCCGTCACTTACACGAACGCGGCCGCCGGCGAGATCTCTCGCCGGCTCCGCCCAGGCGTGATGCTCGGCCACTGCGGCACGATCCATTCATGGGCGCTGAAGCTGGTTCGCCGGTTCGGCGCCGAGATCGGCATGGGCGACGCGCGCCACTGGGTCGTGATCGACGAGGCACAGGCGGAGACGATACTTCGCCGTTCGGCCATGACGATGGGCTACCGCGGATCCGTGCGCGACCTCTCCCGGCAGGCGGCAGAGGCCGAGCTGCCCACGTCCCCAGGAGGCTACGACATGGAACGCGCGGTCGTGGCCGACGCTCAACGGTCCATGCTGCGGGACGGGTTCCTGTCGTATGCAATGATCCTTAAGGCGGCGATCCTCGTGGTCGACACGCTGGCGCAGCTGGGCCGGCCCGTGGCCGGCGCGATCCTCGTGGACGAGTACCAAGATTGCGGAAGCGACACGCACCGGCTGTGCGCGACTGCCCGGGCGCGATCGAAGTTTTACGTCGGCGACCTGGATCAGAGCATCATGGCTTTTGCCGGCGGAAACCCGTCGGCGCTGCTCTCGCTGTGGCCTGGGCCCATGCGCAACGCGAACCGCGCTGGCTTTGTCCTGTCCAAAAGCTATCGCTGTCCGATCAACGTGTGCACGGCGGCCTCGAACCTGATCACTCACAATCGGCGCCGGATTCCAAAGGCGGTCGAGCCGGCCCTGAAAACGATCGGCGCCGTCACGTTCTTACAGAGCGACAATGAAGCCCAGGAGGCAACGAAAGTGATCGCAGCAGTAAACGACGCGGTCTTGTGCTCGCTCTCCGTGGCCGTCCTGGCGCGGACCAACTTCGTGGCCGACAAACTCGGCGAGGCGCTTCGCGCGGCCGGACGCCTCACGGAAACGGATCGCTGGCACGTTCCGGACGGCTGGCAAATTGCCCGCGCCCTCGTGGCGTTCCTGGCCGACCCGGAGCGCGACTCCTCGGCGCGCTGGTTCCTCGAGCTGACTCGCGGACAGGCTGTGGCGAACGATCTGGCGCTGAAGGCCGGCGAGGCCTTTACCAGCATCAACAAGGCATTCCTGCAGGTAGAGAGCGGTCTGCCGCCGTCGGCCGCTCCTGAGGCCGTCCTGCGCGCAATGGGAGGCGCTACCGACGCTTCCCGGGCTGTGCGGGCCCTGGTCGTCGCTCTGGGGCCTGGGGCGAGCATGGAGGACCTTTCGCTGGCCATGGCGCGGCCGGAGGCCAGCGCGCCCCCGGAGGAGACTCCCGGGTCCGTCTGGTGCGGGACAATTCATCGCGCCAAGGGCCGAGAGTGGGACGTCGTGATCCTGGCCGGCGCCGAGGACGGCCTTCTGCCCTCGACGCTGAAAGAGACGGATCCGGAGGAGGAGCGCCGGCTGTGCTTCGTGGCGGTCACGCGCGCCCGGCGGAGCCTGATCGTCTCGACAGTGAAACGGCGCCAGCTTAGCGCGTGGGACAAGATGGGCTCGGAACTGTGGCCGAGCCGGTTCGTCGTGGAAATGAAAGGGAACAAGGTATGATCTGGCTTGGCATTTACGGGGGCGTCGCGACGGTCGCGCTGCTCTGGCTTGGATTCTCGATCGGCTCTGGCGTGGCAACTGGCTATTGGCGGGTCCGAGTTTGGATGCTGCGCGCCGACCTGGAAGTTCAAAAGCATTTGGCCCAGGAGGCGAACGAGGCCGCCGCGGCATGGCAGTTGCGCTGCCTGGAGGCGACGAAGGGCGGGACCGTGCCGACGGAGGAGCTGCCGCCTCTGGCGGAGCCGCCCAGGGCGGACGACGAGTGGTGGAAACGCGGCGAGCGGCCGCCGGAATGGAGGGGCGACCAGTGACTATTGAACAGATCGCTGCAATGGCAGACGAAATGCGATCCGCTGTTCGCACAGAGACCGAGCGCTGCGAGGCTTTCGAGGAGGCGGTGGAGCTGTTGCGCATGCAGGCTAAGCGCATCGCACAGCTGGAGGACGCGTTGATTCCGTTCGCCAAACACTTTGCTGGAAATCTCCAAAATTTGGAAGGCGGAGCGCTGGTCAGCCGGCCATTCCCGATGCAGTTTTTCAAGGACGCTCAAAAAGCGCTGAAGGGGTGCCAGTGAGCAACAAAAAGATCGCGGAGCTGGCCGCTGACATCCAGAGCGGGATCGGCAGCGGAAACTGGGGCCGCGCGGCGATCGAGAACGCAATCGAGGAACTGCTCGAGCAAGAGATCGAGCTGTGGCGATCGAGCCGGATCGCGGAGCTGGAGCATGCTTTGAGACCGTTCGCTTCGCACTTCGAAGGGCCGCTCGACAGCGTGGGCGGCGGAACGCTGGTAAGTGTGCCGTTTCCCCTGCAGGCGTTCAAAGAAGCACAGAAAGCCCTGAAGCGATGACACTCCTGGACGCAACCTCAACCGTGATCGACGCGGCCCGACAGCTGCCGGCCAACAAACACTTGGACGCGGCGATCAAGCGCCTGGAGCAACGGCTTGACGTGCTGCGCGCCCGGTTGGCCCGGCGCCTGGAGGCCAAGGCAAAGCGCGCGGCCGGCCTGCCCGCCAATTGCCCGCGCTGCCGCTGCCTCTTCGTCGTTGAGCCGCCGATCGGAGCGCTCGTGTGCCCGGCTTGCAACTATCTGGCGTGCCCGCTGTGCGGGAGCACTCACCTGGGCGTGCTGGGCGCGCTCCAGGGCGGCGTTTTGCAGTGCGGAGATTGTTTCTGGAAAAGTCCTGGACGTGCGCCGCTGTCTTTGGCTACGGTCTCCAACGCGCCCCCGGGCGCCGGCCTTCTGAAAGGGGCCGACACGAAAAAAATCAGGCAATGAGTAACTTTCGGTCGATCGCGGAGCGGCGCTTCCCGGTGACGGGCGGCAAGGGCGAGCTGATTCCCTACTTTCACCGCTCCGCGGCTCGGCCGGATCTCCGTCCCTGACAAATGAACCCACGGGCAAAAAAGATCCTTCAAGATCGCCATTTTCTAGACGCCTTGATCTCCATGCATGGGCGAGGATTTACCGCTTCAGACGTTCGAGCCGCCTTCCTTTTTGTGTGCCAAAAGCCGGTCGAATCTAGGGCGATTTATTCGGTTCTAAGTAATTCACTGCACCTTAAGCATTGCCGATCCTGGCAAGAGAAGGATCTTTTAGTCTGCGCAAGTCGGAGCGGAATTCTGGAGGGCATCGCGTGAGTTTTTCTCACGCCTTTTCCGTCGAGCATGCGGCCCGCTACGGCGTGGACGGCGCGATCCTGCTGACTTACTTGGGCGTGATGAGCGGACGGCATGTCGGCCCAGGCACGAAGTGGGTCCGCATGAGCGCGGAGCAAGTCCAGGCGACGTATCCCTATTGGACCGAGAAACAAGTGCGCAGGATCCTGGCCGGGCTTGTCGAGGCCGGCGTTGTGATCGTTTCCGAACAGAACAGCAACCGCTGGGATCGGACAAAAAGCTACGCTCTGACCGATGAGTTTCTTCAACAAAACTCGATCTTCCCAAACGGGAAGGTCGAGGAGCCCGAACCGGAACCTCAGAGCTGCCCAAACGGGGAGGTCACTAACCTTTCAGATAGTACAGTACCCCTTTCCGCTGGCGCGGAATGCACTGGGGAAAAGAGCCGAAAGCCAAGCAAGCCCAAGGCGAAGAAATCCGAGGCGCCGAAAAACCCGGAGCACAACAAGTTTATCGACCTTTTCTTCAACGCCTGGGGCGCGCGCTTCGGCGCGAAATACGCTGTGAGCGGTCCGGACGCTGCCGGCTTGAAGCGCCTCCTGGGCTCGGCCGGAAAAAATGCCGAGGAGCTGATGGCAATCGTTCAACGGGCCTGGAATGTCCGCGGGCGCGGCTTTTGGGCGTGCGAGAACAAGACGAAGACGATCGCGGGATTTTGCAGTGCTTACAACGACATCGTAGCGGAACTACACAATGAAAAATCAAACACTCAAAACGGCTTCGGTCGCGACGCTCGCGGCGGCGGTCCTGACCGGGGCGCAGGCATGCTCTACGACGACGCCCGGTACCAAGCCGGCGTTGCAGCCTGGAAAGCCAAACGAGAAGCAAGGCGCGCGGCAAGCGGGGCCAGTGGGGTGGCGGGAGAAGTGGCTCCGACTGGAGCCTAACGGGCCGGTCGTTGACGAGCTGGCCGAGGGCCTGCAGCGCTTCTGCATGGATTGGTTCCGCAATCGCGATCGCCGGACGCTCCTCCTGGCCGGCGACCCAGGCTGCGGGAAAACTCGTGGCATGCTCGGCGCCCACCGTTTCGCCGTAGCGGCCGCCGTGGCCGCGGCAGAGCGCGCCTACTGGCGGTGGCCGGCGCAGATCTGGTGGGGGCAGTGGCCGGAAATGGCGCGGCGCATTGTCGAGGGCCGTACGCCAATGGCCGACGTGCTCGAGGAGAGCATGACCGCGGACCTGCTGTTCCTGGACGACGTGGGCGCGGAAAGCGACAAGTTCAAGACGGGCGAAACAGTGGATGCGATTTGCCAGCTGCTCTCCCGGCGCGAGGGCCGCTGGACGGTTATCAGCATGAATTACGGGCCAGACGATTGGGCGCGGCGCTTCGATCCGCGCGTGTCGGATCGTTTCTGGCGCCAGACCGAGCTGCTCGACTTGAGCGGGGCGCCAAGCTGGTCGGCGCCGCCGGCGTGAAATAACGGAACAAGGAAAGGAACACAAATATGGGACTCGTTTTTAAGCGTAAGCCTGGGCAGCGCTTCGTGATTGACGGCAAGTCGTTTGTTGAATTTGTCCGGTTCGACCCGCGCAGCGGCTGCGCCGTCCTGGATGTCGAAGCGCCGCGCGACGTGGTGGTCGACCGGGAAGAAGTGCACAAGCAACGGGCGCCGGCTGGCCCGGAGCAGATCTTTATCAATGGCAATTCCGACGACACCAAAGTGGCAGAGCTGTGCAACATCCTGGCTCGCGTTCCGCACAATCACGGCCCGCTCATGGAGCCGGAGAGAATCGCGCTCGGCGGAGGCTGCCCAGCGTGCCGTTTCCTTGAATGGATCCGCACGCACTCGGAGCCGGTCGAAGCGAGCAAACTTTGCGAGAGCTGCGGGCGGCCCAGTTCGGAGCGCTGCTGCCCGGCGTGCCAGTCGGCGAGGATGGGGGAAGCATGAGAAACGAAACGACCCGCGAGCGCCTCTGGCAGATTCGGCAGACTGAAAAGGCGATCCAGTTTTCGACAATGCCCCAGGAGGACGTCACGGCGCGCCGCGTCTGGATCCCGCGCTCGGCTCTTCACCACGTTTCGCGCGAGGCGCCCCTGGCCAATGGCTGGGTGCCGTGCACGGTCGAGATGGACCTTTGGATCGCTGAAAGGGAAAAATTATGAGCCGAGGAGCCTTCGGAATACTTCGGGTTGAGTTGCGGCCGCCGAGCCGCACTGGCGTCGGCGCCGATTGGTCGGAGTCAGTTCGAACCGCTGTGCACGAGGTCACGATCAGCCCGGAGCAATGGGCGAAAACTTTTGCGCCGCTGCCGCGCGAGCGCGAGGTGCCCTTTGCAGTTGAGGCGCAGGATCGCGCCGCTCGCATGGCCAACGATCGGATGCACTGGTCTCGGCAGCTGGGCGAGTACATTGCTGCGGAAATAATCCGCACTCTGCAAGCGCGAGACCCTCAGTTTGGCTACTCGCCCGAGGAGTGGGCGCGGATCCACAAATGCGATGGGAACTGTGAACGATGAGTACCAAATTGCGCGACCTGAACTTTGACATGTTCCGGGACTTAACTGGATCCGACGGACTGCCGCCGGATTCAGTGGAGGAAAGTCAAACTCGGCTGGTCAATCTCTGGCTGAGTGGCGAAACGAACGAAGCGCGGCTCTTGCTGTGCGCTTACGAGATCGGATTACAGGAGGGCATCCGGCGCACGCTTGCAGGAAAGGCAAGAGCGGCGGCGGCAGCCAAGGACATTCCAGGGCTGCGCGGCCTACAGGAGGAACTGGAAAAAAAGCAAAAAAACGCTTTACCATGATGCCCGCTCCTGCTTTTAATCCTGCCAGCGAACGAACGATGATCGAGAAATACCAAGCCCGCCGCCGACGCCTGCCAACAACCCGGGCCGCGCTCGTGCACAAGTTCCGCATTGGCGATCACGAGGGATATCTGCGCGTCGGCTTGTTCGAAGACGGAACGCCCGGCGAGATCTTTATCGAAATGAGCAAGGCCGGTTCGACGATTAGCGGTCTCATGGATGGGATCGCCATCCTGGCCAGCGTGGCCTTTCAAAGTGGCGTTCCCTTGTCGGTCCTTGCTTCCAAATTCGAGGGCCAGAAATTTCAGCCGTACGGCTTCACGATCAATCCGGAGCTGCCCTGGGCCGACTCCGTTCCGGACTACGTCTTCCGGTACCTGGCAAGAAAATTTTCGGAACCCGGTCGGGCAAAGTCTGGAAGTGCTGACCTATTATTACCCGCGGTCGCGTGTGCGCCCGCGGGCCAGCCATCCTTGCTCCCGGCCGGGTCCGAGAACTCAAACCCATCATGAGCAAAAAAGAAAAAGAGATCGAAAATGCCGAGGTGTTCGAAGTCGTCGCCCGGCACGTTGAACAGCTATACACCGCGCACGAGCGCCGCTTTATGGACGCCCTAGAGGCCAACGACAAGAAAACCCTCATGCTCAATTTCCGAGTGACGCTGGACCTTTCGGACAACGCGCCAGTGGTGACGACTCGGATCGGATTTAAAGACGTGACGGTTGAAGACGGAATGGACGTGACGAAAAACTACTCGGACAAAGCGCGGGTGAAACTCGACGACCCGCGCGAGCCGCGCTTGCCCCTGGAAGGCGACGCCAACGGCGAGGCCGAGCACGTCGGCGCCGTGACCGAGCGCGTGCTTCCCAAGGTCAAGGGTCGCGGCCGTGCCAAGAAAGACGGCAAGGCGGCGGCTGCGCGAAACGACGAGTGATTCTTACAAAACAAGGCCGGCCGGCTCGACAGCGCGCACGGAGCCGGCCGGCGCGACTTTACAAAAACTCAAATGAACAAATTAACTCCCAAAGATATTGAACTGCTGATCGGCGATCTTGCGCGGGCGCTGGTCGAGCGGACAGATTTGGTAGAGACCGAATTGCGCAAGCTGCCGGCCTCACACGTCGTTTCACTGCGAGCCCACGCGGCCGACACGCGCGTATTGATCGGCAAGGGCGGCCGCAACTTTCGCGCGCTCGAGGGGCTCGTGGCCCTGGCCAGTGCCCGGGCAAGCGATCTGGTCTCGCTGGCGCCAATCCTGGAGCCAGAGCGCGGCGTGGCCGAGGCGCCGCTCCGCGGGCGCAAGAACAACCCGATGTCGCCGGAGGAGATCTCCGCTCTGCTCGTGCGTTGCGTGCAAGCTGTCTGCGAGCTGGAGCCCGGGGCCTGGGTGGTCGAGGTCGTGGACGACGACGGGTTGATGGCCGAGCTGGGGATCGCCGACGACGCGGTCCGGACCCAGGCGGAGGCCTCGATCAAGACGTTGTTCACGGCGATCGGCACGAACAACCGCACGAGCATTTCGATTTCCTTTACCAAGCTGCTGGCCGCCCGGCCTCAGCCCGACAGCGCGCGCGGCCGCTACACTGGGGAGGTTGACCGATGAACATGAACCACGTTTCAGTCGGCGGGAATCTCACGCGCGACCCGGAGCTGCGCTACACGCCCAAGGGAACGGCCGTGACTGACTTCGGAGTGGCCAACAATCGCAACTGGTACGACGAGGCCGGAGATCTGCAAGAAGAGGTCAATTACTTCGATTGCGTGGCCTTCGGAAAGCCGGCCGAGACGATCAGCCAATACTTCGGCAAGGGCGGAGCGATTTGCGTCGAGGGCCGGCTGAAGCAAGAAAGCTGGGAGGACAAGCAAACAGGCAAGCCCCGATACAAGATCAAGATCATCGTGGAAAAGTTCCACTTCTGCGGCGATGGCAAGGGCAAAGGCAAAGACGGCGGCGGGTCGGAGCCTGCGCCGCGCAGAGGACAACCGGCGCCCGCGGGCGTGGCCGCGAGCAGCAAGGCGCCGCCTCCGGACGATGAGGACGATGTGCCGTTTTGACCTTTATGCACTGGCTTGAACTCACACGGCTGGAGCCGACGCACGGAAGCGCGACGATTTTTGTAAACCTGGATCGGATCCGCTTTATGAGCCGCGGCCGGTTCGGGACAATACACGGCGAGTGCACGGTTCTTTTTTCCGCACAAAGCGAGTTTGAAGACGGAAAGATCCACGTCAAAGAAACCCCGGAAGAGATCCTCAAACTTGTGAAGGACCTATGGACTACGTAATGCGCTCGGCGCCGGCGGCGCCGCGCACGAATTCCTTCGACCGGGACGTGGCGCTGCCCTGGGGCGTGGCGCCGATCCCCGGCGAGCCCGGCCGCTACTACGTGCAAAGCAAGAGCCGGCCGAACGTGCGCCATATCGTGGACCTGACCGAGCTGGGCTTTAACGGGCAATGCTGCTGCGAGCAGTTCGAGTATCGCTGCCACCCCGCGTTCCTGGCCGAGGCGCGCGGCGCGGTCCACCCCAGGAAACACCGCTGCGAGCACATCCGGCGGGCCCTGGAGTATCACGGCGAGCTGTGCCTGCGCGTGCTGGTCATGCACGGGCGCCAGCCCCAGGAGGGCCGGACGTGAGCAAGCTGCCGTTCGAGGACGTGATCGACCTGCAGCGGGCGCAGCTGGAGAAGCAGGCGGCCGAGCTGGCCAAATGGCGCGAGAAGTGGAAGGAGACGGAATGTAGCTGCGATTGTTCCACCCCGTGTCCGCTCGGCAAGATCGCAAGCGAGCCGCGTTGCACGAACGCGGAGTTGCGACAGAGTTTGGAGAAGCTGGTCGAGATCGTTCGAGCGTGGGTGTTAGCGCCCTATCCTGAAACGGATCCGAAAGCCCGCGACCGTAAGCTGTACGGAGATTATTTGGAATGGGCTCGGGAAAAACCTTGGAGGAAAAAGTGAGCGAGTGGAACGAGCTTTCCAAGCGGCCCGGTCGTTTCGTCGTGGGCGAGTTCCTTCTAAAGGAGCCAAGGGCTGGCGCTGCGCTGCTGAAGATGTTCGGGACCGTGATCGTGCTGCGAGCTGGATTCTCGCGCATGACTTTAGCGCTGGAGTGCGAGGGCTGGTCTCCGTGCTTTGACATGATCGGGGATCCTTCGTGGGAATGCCCGGCTTATGTCCCGGAGTTCCTGAAGGCCTGGGACGGCGGGGTGGAGTTCAAAGGATGGCGGCGCGGCACTATCTGCGCCGTCTCAACCAAAGGAAACATGGACACAAGAACCGGAAAGTTTTACGAGGGAACGCCAGTCGAGATAGAGAAGCAATTCAAGGTGCCGGCCGCGCGGCTCGTGCCTGTCGGCAACCTGCCGGCCGCGACGTGCCCGATCTGCCTGGGGCGTGGGTACCTGAAGCGCGGTCTCTTCAGTCGGCGCTTCAAGCCCTGCTCTTGCACCAACCCAGCATGAACACTCCGATCACGCTGAAGGAACTGGACGCGGGCGAGCGGCGCCGGCGGGCCGCGGCGCAAGCCAAGGCCGAGGCGCTGGCGCGCAAGCTGGGCTTTCGAGAGTCTAAGGTCGACGGAAAGTGGTGGCACGAGGATCTCGGCGACCGTTGCTTGCTGGACTTCACGAGCGCAAACGACCCGGTCGAGACGGTCGGCGATCTTGTGGTCCGGATCTATGCCGCCGGGCTGGCCGACGGGAAGCGCGAAGTGCGCAGCCTCCTGCGCTCCGCCATTGGCTTATGAGCCGCCGCCGCAAGACGCCCTGGCCCAAGGCGCCCTGGGTGCGAGCCCGCGACGAGGCGCTCAAGACAGAGGCGTGTCCATTTTCGCCAGCACGATCGAGCAAGGAAAAATGGACAAAGCAAGTTTTCGACGCCGCTCCAATTGGGGCAATCTTCACGAACAAATTTGGAAACAGCTGGGTCAAAACTTCGGCCGGTTTCAAGAAGGTAGGACAGTGGCCGAGGCGGCCGCTCCGCGCGCGCTCCAAACTCCGGTCCGGCCAAATGCGGATCTACTTGCACCGGCGCCTTGTGTTCCTGGCACTCCATCCCCGTTGCGTCGTCTTCCCCAGCAAGCCGGCGACCGACATTCACCACGCCCGCGGGCGCGCCGGTACCTTGCTCCTGGACGAGCGCTTTTGGCTTCCCGTCTCGCGCGCTGCCCACCGCTGGATCGACGATCACCCGCTCCAGGCTCGCCGGGCCGGCTGGCTGTGCGCTGCCGGCGAATGGAACCGGCCGCCGCGCGATCAGCACACGGAGGGCCTGCGCCGGATCATGCTTTCGATCACATGAGCGAGAAGAAAAAACCCAAGACTCGGGCCCGGAAAGTTTTCGGCCGCGTGCGCGTCGAGATTGGAGACTACGTGGACGGGGCTTGCCGCGGCACGCTCTGGATGACCAAAAACGCACTACACTTTCGGCTCCTGAAGCGGCGCCGGATCTACCGAATCCCGCTACTGAAAGCGGTACTGGCCGTCATGGCCGGGAGCAAGTACGAATGAGAACGAACCAAAACAACGACGGGCGCGACTTCCAGGCTGAGATCCAGCGTTCCGCAAACGAGTATCTTTACCGCGGCTGGATGCGCCTCCGCAAAGTGGACCCGCCCTCGCGCGTGATCGGCGGCGGCGCCGGCCGGCGCGTGATCTTTCTGGAGAACCCCTGGCTGGACTTCGCCGGCGTCTGGACGGAGCGCCACGGCCGGGCCGTGTTCATCGAGGCCAAGTCCACGACGGAGCCGAAACTTGCGGTCGACCGCGACGGCGGCGTCACGGAGAAACAAGCGGACGCGATCATCCACTGGCGGATCGCCGGCGCCGTGGCCTTCGTGCTCTGGCGCTGCCCCAATGGCTGCGCGTTGCTCACGGGCCGGGACATTGCCGACTTACGCCGGCGGGCCCAAAACGGCGAAGGAACGCGAACGCTTCATTTTCGCGATGTGCGCTGGCCGGTTCCTCGCGGCGACAACCAAGCCAAAGTGCCCTGGGACTTTCGCGAGACAATGCTGGAATCGTTATGATCGAACCAAACTTTGCAGATCGATCCGAGGCGTTCCTCGAGCTGGAGCGGCTCGCGGACGAGTGCTCGCTCCCGGGCTGGGATGCCCATAGTGCGGTCGCGATCTCGGCGGAGACGGTGGCCGCGGCGCGCGCATTCCTGCAAGGCCTCTCGCCACTATTTCCGAGCCCGTCGCTGGCAGCTGATCCGGACGGCGACATCTCTTTCGAGTGGTACTTTGGCGACCACCGTCTTTTTTCCCTGTCGCTGTCTGCCTCCGGAGAGTTTGTTTATTGCGGCCGATTGGCCGGGACATTCGTGCGGGCCGAGCTGGTCGCGGGTTTGCTCGTGGCCGTTCATTTGGGAGACGTTCCAAAAATCGCTGAAAACCCCAATAAAACGGCCTCAAAAAAAGAGTAAAAAAACTCTTTACTTCCGGCGCCAGATCGCCGATGGTCTTCACCAGAAAGAGGGCCGCCCCCGTAAGGCGCCCGGAACGAACGAAAGTGAAAACCAAAACCTACCAGAACAAACGGTACGAGAGCGTCACGCTGTATCTGCCCGAGGCCTCCGACGTCGCGAACCTGAAAGTCGGCGACGTTGTCCCGAGCTGCTTCGGGCTCTCTGAAGTGACCGAGATCTTCGCCCGCGGAACGGACGTGCACGGGGCCGACTTCGTTTGCTTCTACGTCAAGAGCGGTTCGGGCACGATGTCCGTGGGCATGAAGGCCGGCGAGCTGGTCCGCTCTTTCGCCGCGTGCCGTGACTTCAACTCAAACGACCTTGATCAGCTGGAATACGCGCTGCGCGCCGAGGCCGGGATCGTGGACGGCAAGTGCCGGCGCGAGACTCACTGGGCCGTTGCGCTGCCGAGCGCGCCGAGCGTCGATCGCTGGATCGGAGGTGCCCGATGAAGCTGAAAATCTTCGGACCCAACTTGCGGGACCAGAGCAAGGGCCAGTTTGTGGTGCATGCGGCCGACTGCGCCGATTGCGAGAAGCTGAAGGGCGAGCAGAATTTTGAGATCGACGCGGCAAGCGAGCTAGAGGTTTCCGCCGATCTCAATTCCGACTTTATTTCCGACGGGTCTATGACTGCCGCGGAGGGCCTGAGCGAGATCCACTTTGCGCCGTGTGTGCGCTTCGAAGGAGGCGCCAAGTGAGCGAGCGAATCGAAGAGCTGGCGCGCACGATTTGCGCCCAGGCGAACGCGGAGCGCTCGGCCGAAGTCGGCCGGGCGGCCGCCGCGGAATTCATCCTGGCTTGTTTCAAACGGGATCGGCAGCTGTGGATCGAGAAGGCGCACGATCACTTGGCGTCGGTTGCTTCCTCTCGCATGCATGGCGATCTTCCCGTTCGGATGTGGAAGCTGATCAAGGAGGAGGGCCACCGCTACTACTCCAACGACATGGACGACGAGATCGCGCTGAGCGATTGGAGCGCGCGCGCTGGCAAGCCCTGGACGAGCGACGACGGGCTGCTGTTCCTGGACAGGAGCCGGCCGATTCTACGTAACAGCAGCGGCTCTTACTCGATCCCTGTCAAGAACCCGGCTGGCAATAAGTCGTGGACCGTCGGATCCGCATATGAGGCAATTTTTCTGAAGGAGAAGCTGTTTATGCGAGCAGAGGACCGGACGCTGAACGCGAACGCGTCCGCTCCGCCCCAGGCTCATCCGCGGGGCCGCTGGACTGAGGGGGAATGAAAGGAAAACATGCAATCAAAGTTCGCAAAAGGGATCGCGGAAAATGTCCGACTGATCGCCGAGAACACGGCCAGGGTCGCGCTCCTCGACCAAGAGCGAGGCGGCGACGCCTGGGCAAGAGCGGAAGCGCGGGTCGAATACGTCCGCGCGATCGACAAGGCAGAGAACAACATCGCGGCCTTTCTCCAGCAGCCTGGAGCGTGGCCTCTGCCGGCTGTCGGCTGAGAAAGATAGAGCGCCAGAGGACCACGAGACCCAGAGCGCCACAAACGATTTATGACTAAAGACCCAACACAAGAACGGAGCGACGCGGCCCTTGCGCCGCTGGCTGAGTACGTGCGGGCCAACCGCGGATCCATGGCTTACGTATGCTCGGAACTGTCCAGGATGACGGGCCGGCGCCAGTACCCTGGGAACATCCGCCAATGGCTTTTCCCGGACTACTGCCAGCGGGCCGAGCCGCGCCTGGGCGTCGGCCTCATGCTCCTGGAGATTTACCGGAAAATGTCCGGAGTGCCAGAGGCAGACGTTGCGCTGAGGTCGCCAAAAAGCAGCAAAAAGCCCAGGAAAACCGCCTCAAAAAAAGAGTAAAAAAGCTCTTTACTTCCGGAGGCCGATCGCCGATTGTCTTCTCAGAAAGAGGGCCGCCCCCCGTAAGGGCGCCCGGAACGAACGAAAATGAAAATCCAACTGGAACCCACGATCGGCGGCGAAGACGTGATCATTGACCTGGAGACCGAGGTCCGCTTTTTCCCCGGCGAACGGCAAACGCGCTGGAGCCCGGGCACGGCCGACGAGCTGGAGATCGACCCGGAGCTGCGCACCGTCGAGGGCTGCTCCCGAGAGGCCGCGCTGGCCTGGATGAAGTCCGACGAGGGCGAGGCGGAGATCGAGGCCGCGGTCATGCGCGAGATCGTGCTGGCGCGTGAGGATGCGTGGGACAATAACTAACTCAGAGCGCGCCATGACGACCACGCTGAACACAACCCCGCGTCCGTCGGTAATTGCGGTCCTCGGCTGCGAAGACTTCGGGCCCTGCGATCCGGAGCCGAGTGCGCGCTGTCCGCATTGCGGCGCAGAGGGCCGCTACGTCTTCACTGCGCTTATGTCGGACGGGACGACCAAGGGCATGATGAAGGGATGCCTGAACAGTTTCGCGCGGGACTTCTGCGCCGTGCAATGCGAGCGAGCGCTCGAAAAGAAAATGAAGGCGGCTCGCGGCAAGGCTTATTTGAGCAAGTGGGACGATCAGATGATCACCGCTCTGGACGGATTCAGGGCCGGCACCGTTTCTCTTGAAACTTTGCGCGCGACGTGCCGACATGTCGCCCAGCAAAAACAAGCCTGGATGAAGAGCAAGGGCTATCGATGAGCGCCAGAACTACCACCGTGGAACACGAGTGTCCCTGCTGCGGATCAGACGTTCCGGTCGACTATGAACAATCGCCAAAGCACGTCCGCTGTCCAAACTGCAATGCGCTTTTGAATGTCGATTACGACGCGGACCTGGACGACGGCGCATGGCGCGACCTTACGAAATTGATCGAAGCATGAATGCTCTCGAGCTGAAGCCCCACCAGCAAGAGGCCGTGGAATGGCTGGCGGGGCGCCGGCGTGGCCTCGTGGTCTCTCCGGCCGGGAGCGGCAAGACGATCATTGCCGCGGCCGCCCTGCGCCGCGTGATCGAAGCGCGCTTTCGGGCGCGAGCCGTGCGCGTGGGCTGGATCGCCAATACCCAGGAGCAGGTCGAGCAAGCGCGCGAAGCGATCGCGCGCGTCGGAGTTGAGGCCGAGTGCACGGTTGCTTGCGCGGCCGGCTGCCAGGACTGGACGTCCGCCGACGTCTTGATCGTGGACGAGGCGCACCACGCCCTGGCGCCCTCCTGGGCTGGCCAGATCGCCGCGGCCCAGGGCGCCCGCTGGGGCTTTACGGCGACGCCTCCGGAGGACAAGGACGAGCTGGCTCGGCTGCTGGAGCTGTTCAGTGAGGCGCTCTGGGTCGAGCGCGAGGAGGTCGAGGAAATGATGGTGCCGGCTTTCGTGCGCATGATCGCCACTTCGGACCAGAGTTTGACCGCTGGCATGGACAAGTTGATCAACCGTGAGCTGAGCCGGCGGCGCCGTTTCTCCCAGATCCCGGAGCAAGAGCTGTGGGGGCAAATTGCGTTCCGCGTCTGTATCGATGTCGGCATTGTCCAGAACGTCGGCCGCAATGGCTACGTGATCACGAAGGCGCTACAGCATGCTACCGACCAAGTGCTGATCCTCGTCAATAAGGTCGAGCACGGCCAGTTTCTCGGAGAGAGAATCCCGGGCGCCGTTGTCTGCTTTTCGAAGATGGGAGCCAAGGCGCGCCGCGCGGCAATGGACGGCTTCCGGGCCGGGGCGATACAGTGCCTCGTGGCGACCAGCCTCGCCGACGAGGGCCTGGACCTGCCAAACGCGAACGTGCTGATCCTGGCATGCGGTGGTCGCTCGAGCGCAAAAACGGAGCAACGCACGGGCCGCGTGCTGCGCGGAAACGTAGGCAAGAACCACGGTTTGATCTACGATTTCCACGACACGGCGCACCCGCTTATGACGAAGCATTCATTGGCCAGGATGGAGTTTTACCGCCGGCTCGGCTATTCGGTCGGATTCGACGGCGAGCGATCCGAGCGCCAGCAAGGATTCAAATGGAAAAGCAAATGAGCGATGGCGAGCTACCAGATCGGAGCCGTCCTGGCCGGCTCGGGAACGCGGACCGTTTCCTGTCGATTCGGACCCGCGTGTTCCATGACGTGGCGGCGGAGGCTGCTCGCGCGAGTTCGCTCCATGGAAACGAAAACGCCGACGGCGTGCGCCTGGACCTGCTCGAGGAGATGGCCGCACTAAAGGCCGAAGTGAACCGGCTCATGCAGGCGGGCGAGCAGACTTGGGCAATGATCTTGAGCGAGGAGCATTTCGAGGCCATCACGGAGCCAGACCCGCAGAAGCGCCGGGCCGAGCTGCTGCAAGTGGCGGCCGTGGCGATCCGCTGGGTCGAGGCGATCGACCGCGCCGCCGGCGCACGGGACCCAAAGCGCAAGGGCTGGCTGGAGAAGGCCGCGGCCAAGGCGCTGTCTGGGGGACCTTTGAAAATGGCGGCCGAGAGGCTGCTGAAGTTCAGAAACGGCCATAAACGGCCAGATTCTGGGGCCTAAAAAAAGAGTAAAAAAACTCTTTACTTGGCGGCGGAAATCGACGATGGTCACAACCAGAAAGAGGGGCCGCCCCCGTAAGGCGCCCCACGAACGAACGAAAATGAAAACCTTCAACGTAACCTTCCAGGCGTCGGCCGGCTTTTTCCGCGAAGAGCTGACCGTGGTCGGCGAAACCCTCCGCGCTGTCGTGGCCAAGATCGGCGGCCGCGTGATCAACTCCTCGCCCGGCTGGGCCTACATCACGGGCACCAACCGCCGGCAGTCGGCGGACGGCCTGCCGCTGAGCGCGGAGGTCACTTGGGACCAGCGGCCGGCGCCGGTGGCATTCAACGAGGCCGACTGCGGCGGCGTGTTCGACGGATTCAGCGTGACGAGCGACGCGGACCCGGGACTGTAACTCGACGACAACCGGGGCGGCCTGCGCCGCCCCAAACTTCAAAAACCAAATGAACGAACGATTTGAACTGGAAGCGGAGGACGACGGGTACCGGAACGACTATCAGCGCGCGCACGCGGTTTCCTCCATGCGCCGCGACAACAGCCAACGCGCCCGCGCGATGGCCCTCGTGAAGGATGGTTACACGGTCGCGGTCGCGCTGTTCCCGGAATACTGCCCGATCACTGATGGGTTACTCGGCGAGGGGCTCCGGATTATTTCCTCCGGATCCAGCCCCGAGATCGTCCGCTCCGCCGTCAACTCTTTGCGGCCGGAACAAATCGACCCTGAGGTTCGGATCGAAATCTGGCCGAGCCAGCCCGTGCTCGCTCCGGCGCCAGAGCTGTCCGGCCCGGATCACGGGATCCCGTTTTGAATCATTGAACCGGGGCGGCCCTTTCGTGGGCCGCTCCAAACGAGCGAACATGAAATCCAAAGTTAAGAAAGAACAGACGGTCGAGATCAGGAGCGTGCGAACATGCGCCGGCGGCAAGCTGAGGTTCGGAGGCCGGTATTCAGCAAAGCAAGTGCGACGATTGGTCCGCGCTCTTGTCGCGATCGCGAGCTACCATGACGACGGTCCGTATTTTGATGAGCCGTACTCTGCCAATGCGGCGCGCGCTGATCTGGAAGCAGGAGGTCAAGAGTGAGCACTCCTGCGATCGATGCCGTCCTGGCCAAGCTGCGCGCCACGGGCCGGACCGAGTTCAGCCGCGGCGAGATCCTGGCCGCCCTGGGCAAGGCCGGCCTGCGCCCGTGGAAGAGCCTGGACCGGGCTGTGGAGTCCGGCTGGCTGTGCTATACCGGAACGGACTGCAGCAACGGCAAATTTGTGTTTCCGAAAGTGGAGAAAACCCTATGACATCACGAACGATCTACAGACACGAAGCGGACGATCCCTGCTGGGAAAAGCGGCTCGGCGAGGCCTTTAACATGCTGGAGACATTCGCGCCCGAGCTGCGCGACGCCAAAGAAAAGGACCCGTTCCGTACCGCCTACAACCGGATCACTTGCGGCGAGTGGGATGCCGGCGACGTGTTGGCGCTCCAGAACTACGGCCGGATCGTGGCCTCACGGGCGCGCGACCGTTATGCCGAGGACGGGCTGGTCGGGGCGCCGTGGCGCCTCTCTGTGCTGACCGCGGCCGACCGCCTGGAGTTCGAGGTCGGCGAGTTTGTCGATTGGTTTCAGCGGGAAGCCATGGACAAGGCCGAGGAAATTGCCTCCCACGGAGTGCTTCCGTTGCACAATGAGACGAGCCCGAGGGGGAACGGATGAGCGCCGCGCCTCAGCCTCCTGCGCCGAGCGAGACCGTTGCTCTGCCCTGCCTCACGCTCTGGCAGCCCTGGGCGTTGCTGGTCGTCCTGGGGATTAAGAAGATCGAGACCCGCAACTGGCGCCCGCCGTCGAAATTGATCGGCAAGACGATCGGGATCCACGCGGCCAAAGTCTGGCGCCCTGAACAAAAGAAACTCATGGAGCTGGAGCCGTTCCGTCGCGTCGAGGCTTACGCAATGGAGTTCGGAGCGCTGATCGGCACGGTCCGGTTGACCGGCTTTCGCACGACCGAGGACGCTTTGAAGCGCGGAGTTTCCTACGAAGAGCGATCGCTTGGCGACTACTCGGCGCTTCGCTTTGCTTGGCTCCTGGAGGCGGCGCAGCAGTTCGACGCGCCGATCTTCGCCGGCGGCCTGCAAGGGATCTTTCGCCTCGACGTGCCCGCGGCGCTGCTCCCATGAAACGCAAACAATCTCGCGGTTGCTCTGGCCGCCTCCGGAATTACGGACCGGAGGAAGCGCCCCAGGCTGGGGCAGCCGCGCCTCTGAAGGGCGCGACAGCTGCGCGGAAGCAGTCAGCGCTGGGTAAACGTCCCGGGACGGAATCCAGTCTGCGGCCCTCGACTTCGAATCGAGGAGACCCGAAAGCCGGTTCGAGTCCGGCCGCGTCCAAGTCAATTGGCGAGATCCACAAGCCCAGGACCTTGTTTCTGCGGAACCACGTCGGCGAGGCGACCCGTGGGAAACTCAGTTACAAGATGAGCACGCTGATGATTGGCACTCCGGTAGTTCAAAGTTGCCAGACAGGCCAATGGTTCACCTTGTCATGGGAGAACATCCTTGAACTGGCGCGCGCCGCCGGGATCGACGTGCTGAAAGGATAAATGCAAAACAGCAACATCGAATGGACCGATCACACGTTCAACGGCTGGATCGGTTGTACTAAAGTTTCTACCGAGTGCCTTAATTGCTATGCCGAGACGTTCAACGAACGGTTCGGCGGCGGCAACTGGGGCAAGGGCGCGCCGCGGAGGCGGACGAGTGAGGACAACTGGCGAGGGCCGATCAATTGGAACCGTACGGCGGCACGGTATCCTTTCCGTTGTCCAGTGCACGGGCCGTGCCTATATGAGGACTGCCCGAGCTGCGAGCACTCGAATCTTCCAAACCGTCCGCGTGTCTTCTGCGCTTCGATGGCTGACTGGCTCGACGAGGAGGTCGACAAGAACATCCGCGCCGACTTGCTGAACCTGATCGACAAGACCCGAAACCTCGACTGGCTCTTGCTTTCGAAACGTCCGCAGAGTTGGTACAAACTGCTGGCCGACGCTGTGCCGAAGATCTTCAGCCGCGAAGACATGGTTCCGCAATGGCTTGAGGGGAATCCTCCGCCGCACGTCTGGATGGGCGCCAGCGCTGGAAACCAAAAATATGCGGACGAGCGGATCCCGGAGCTGGTCCGGATCCCGGCGCGCGTGCGGTTCCTCTCCGTCGAGCCAATGCTGGGTCCGATCGATCTTGCGGCTGCTGCTTTCAACGGAGCCGATTCGTTCGGCAGCATGCCGGGCATTCATTGGGTTATTTTCGGCGGCGAAAGTGGCCCAGGGGCGCGCCCGTGCAATGTCGAGTGGATCCGCGACGGCGTACGCCAGTGCCGGGCCGCGGGCGTCGCTCCTTTCGTAAAGCAATTGGGCAGCAACCGCCACGACAACGGAAAGTCAATTCACAGTGATTTCGCGCGCGAGCGCGGCGCCTGGATGGACAAGAAAGGCGGAGATCCGTTGGAGTGGCCGGCCGATCTGCGCGTGCGCGAGTTTCCGAAAATTACATGAAACCATTACTTCCGATCCTTGTTCTTACCGCTCTGGCCGCTCCTGGCCAGACCGTCATCACAAACGAAGTCCAGGCCGTGCGCCTGACCTTGCGCTGCGAGAAGTGCGGCGGCGAAATGGTGCACGACGGCGTCGTGCTCACGAGCAGCCCGGCGCAGTATCCCCACCGTTGCACGAGCTGCAAGACGAATACGGTCACGATCTCCGGGAGCTATTTCCCGCGGATCGAGTTCATCGCGAAATCGAAATGAGCCCAACCCTTGATCTGCGCGTGGGCGACGCCCTGGCCCTGCTGCGCGCGCTGCCCGAGGCCTCCGTGCATTGCGTGGTCACTTCTCCACCCTACTGGGCGGTCCGCGACTACAATCATCCAGGGCAGATCGGGCGCGAGCGGACGGTCGAGGCCTACGTGCAAAAGCTGGTCGAGATCTTCGACGAAGTGGCGCGCGTGCTCCGGGATGATGGAACGCTCTGGCTGAACCTCGGGGACTGCTACACGGCGAGCGGCTGGGGCGGCAGTGTGGGCACGAAGAGCGCGCTCGACGGCACCCAGCACGCCCAGGAGCGCGCCGCTCGCAAGCTGCGCAGCAGTGGCCCGCGCGTCGGCCACCGGTCTTCGTTCCGGCGCGACCGTGCTCCTCGGCAGGACGAACAGCACAAGGGCGCCGGACGGCTCGCGACGAAAAACTTGATCGGCATTCCTTGGCGCGTGGCGTTCGCGCTCCAGGCGGCCGGCTGGGTGCTGCGCGCGGACGTCATTTGGCACAAGCCAAACCCGATGCCGGAGAGTGTCACGGACCGGCCGACGAAGGCGCACGAGTACGTGTTTCTGCTCACGAAGTCCGCGCGCTACTTTTACGATGGCGAGGCGATTAAAGAGGCTAGCAGCCCGGATTCGCACGCGCGCGCCGCCCGCGGGCGCGGGTACCATGCTCCGGAACAATCGGCTTACTCGCGGATCGCCGGCTTGAATCCAAAGGCGGCGGCCAATAACGGCGCCAACGGCTCAAAACAGAATTCAAGTTTCAGCGCGGCCGTGATCGATCTTGTTCCTGACCGAAACAAGCGGAGCGTGTGGACGATCACGACTTACGCTTACCCCGGCGCCCATTTCGCGACGTTCCCGCCGGACTTGGTCAAACCGTGCATCCTGGCCGGCACGTCGGCCGGAGGCTGCTGCTCCGTCTGCGCGGCGCCGTACGTTCGGATCGTGCGCAAGGGCAAGCCAGACCTGGAGCACCAGCGCGCGTGCGGCGGCGACGCCAACGGCGAATACTCCGGCAAAGCGACCAAAGACTTCGGCGCCGCCGGCGCCCAGGATGCCAGCGCGACGAAGGCGCGGATCCTGGCCGGCATGCGCGAGCGCAAGACCGTGGGCTGGCGCCCGACCTGCAAGTGCTCCGGCGGGGCGCCCACGGGCCGGGCGATCGTCCTGGACCCATTTGCCGGGAGCGGCACGACCGGCGCCGTAGCGCTCGAGCTGGGCCGCTCTGCGCTCCTCCTGGAGTTGAACCCCGACTATGCCGAGCAAGCGCGCGCCCGTTGCGCCGTGACGCCCGGCCTCCTTTTATGACTGACCAAGAAACTATCTGGCGGCCGACGCCGCACCCGCTCCGCAAAATCGTCAAGACAGTGGATCACGACAGAAAGGTCGGTCCATGGAGTTGGGGCGGAAGCAGGCGCTATTTTTTGGAATGCGGCCACGAGCTGGTCGCCAAACAGAGCGCGGGCCGACCGCGGCAAAAACGCTGCTGGATGTGCGGAAACGAAGGGAAAACAAAATGAACCACAATCATGCAAAAGACGTTTTCTGGATCTGCCTGGGTCTTGGCCTTGTCCTGTTCGGCCTCGGCGCCGGCGTGTTCCTAGGCTGGCGCTCACAAGTCGATTCTGCCAAGGAGTCGACCGAGCCGTTCCGCGTGATCCACGTCAACTCCTCGGACGCCGTGGGCATGAGCAACGCGCTATTTCTCTGCCGGCCCGGGGACCACGTCATGGTCGGGCCCGGCGTGTGGGTCGAGCGCTCCTCAAACTCCGTCACGTATTCGAATCGTTTAAATCATTCCCAGTTCAAAATCGAGGCGCTCGACAATGGGATCCCCGATTTGCCGATCGAGCGACATCCGCCTATTCCGCCGTTGCCCGCGGGCACGGTCCTCGGGCGCGACCCGGGCGAGCTGCGGACGCCGCACGAGGTACCGTATCCTCCGGGCTGGTTCTTCGACGTCGAGAAATGGGAATGGCGCCCAGATCCGAACGGCTCAAACTCTCAGCCCTGGCAAATGAGGCACAAGCCATGAGCGCGAAACTTTGCTTTCAACATCCGGACCGCCCTGGGACGTACATTTTGAAAGTTCCTTGCGCTGGCCAGGACGGTCTTTTGCTTTGTGCCGAGTGCTGGAGCCGCTGGTCCTCAGGCGAGCATGGACAGCGGGAAATTTTCCTGGCTTACAAGGCGAGGCACGCGCGTCGGATCGACTATTTCAAAAACTCTCCGCCGGCAAATCCTGGCAATTGAAGCCATGAGCGAAAAATACAGCCTGCCGACTTTCCACGAGATCAAACTCGGCGACTCTTTCCAGTTCGACGGCCGGCTTTGGTTCGTCGTCGCCAAGAACGAGAGAAAGAAAGCCCTCCTGGTCAGCTATTGGGAGGGAAGTGCACGAACCACGAAGTGGGTCGCTTTTGCGGGACTGCTCACTTCTCTAACGCCATGAGCGCGGCCGATTTCCTTTATCCGGCAGCGTTTGTTTTACTCCTGATCTGGTGGCTTTCTAAGGTAGCAAGTGGTCTCGGCGATCAGGCACGCGAAAACTCTATGAAAATCGAAAAGACAACGCGCCCAGTGATTGAACGGCAGCTGCTCAATTCTCTGGAAGACAAAAGCAAGGTGGCCATCCTGGCCACCGTCGAGGACCTGGACGTGCTGATCTATGCGCTGGGCGCGCTGGAAGCATTCCGAGCCTCCGCCGTCGAGCGTCCGCACTCAATCATCACGGAGCGGGTCGAGGAGCTGCGCGACGGGCTCCAGCGGCTGCGCGCCGAGGCTTTCAAGTGAGCGAGAACAAGAAAATCGAAGAGAAGGATCCCTGCAACGACGTGGTGCAATGCTGGTGCGGGGCGAGTGGCACAGTTGCCCAATTATTCCAGCCCGTTCGCGGCTCGTGCGGCGGTCTTGGCTCAATTGCCTGTTATTGCGGTGGCGACTTTTGCGTCTGCCATAATCACGGAGAAGTTGAATGCCCAGGCTGCGAGGACTGCGAAAGGGATGAGGATAATTTCGACGACGACGGGCCCTTACCGTGACGGGCTCCGCTACACGGAGGGCGACGCCTGGGGCGTGCGCCGTTTCTGGCGCCTGCGCGAGCGACCTTGACCGGCTGGCCCTGGCCCGATACAACGGGCGGCGCAATGCCTCGCTCGAAACCCTCGCTCCGTTCGGCCGGCCGCTCCGCCAACGGGACCGCCGCGCGGCCTTCTACTCCTCCCGGCCGCGTCCGGCGCGCGCGGCCGGAATCCAAATCTGCAACGCTCACGATCGAGCGCCTCGAGCTGGCCCGGCTCAAGCCTCACCCTCGCAATCCGCGCCAGCACCCCGAGCCCGGCTCGCCGGAATGGAGCGCCCTGCGAGATTCACTCCAGCACGATTACTTCGATCCCCTGGTGTGGAACCGGCGCAACGGGCTCCTAGTTTCTGGGCATTTACGCGCAAAAGTGCTGGCGGAGCTGGGCTTTTCTTCGGCCGATTGCGTGGTGGTGAATTATGACGAGCCGACCCACTTGGCGCGCCTCGTGAGCGGCAACTACCAGAACGGCGCCGACGACGACGCGCTGCTGGCCCAGCTGCTCGCCGAAGTGGCCGACATGGACCCAATCACGGGGATCTCCGGCGACGAGCTGCGCCGGCTCCTGGCCGACGCCCACGACGCGCGCACTTGCGAGAAAGAGACGGAGCCGCGCACGGCCGAGGCGCTGGCTCTGCAAAAGAAGTGGCGCACAAAGCCCGGCCAAGTCTGGGCCCTCGAGCAGCACCGGGTCTGGTGCGGCGATTCCAGCAAGCCCGAGGAGCTGAACGCGTTCATGCGCGGCAACAAGGCCGACATCGTGTTCACGGACCCGCCATACAATCTCGCAGGGAAAAACGGACTGATCGCCGCGGCCTGGAGTCCGGCCATGGCCGGCCTGAAGGCGGCCAAGTGGGACAAGGATTTCAAGCCCGGCCAGTTCATGCGCGCGCTGCCAATGGCCGACGACGTGACGGTCTACGTTTGCACGAGCCATCATCTGGCCGGCGAGATCTGGGCATGGATGGCCACTTGGTCCGATCACTTCTCGTATTGCGTCTTCAGCAAGCCGGCGCCGATGCCCTCGCTCACGAAACGTCATTGGACCTGGAGCACGGAGTTGATCGCTTACGCCACGCGCGGAAAGCACACGTTCAATTTCCCGGACGAGGGCCACGCGCTGTCCGTCTGGACGATCGCCAAGACTCGCGAGACGGAGCACCCGACCGAGAAACCGATCGAAGTTCCGGCGCACGCGATCCGGCACAGCAGCAAGCCGGGCGCCCTCGTGTTCGACGGATTCCTGGGCTCGGGCTCGACGCTGATCGCCTGCGAGAACCTCGACCGCGTCTGCTACGGCGTCGAGATCGACCCGGCCTACGTTGCGGTCGTGCTCGAGCGCTGGGCCGAGCACACGGGACAAGAGCCGGAGCTGTTGGTACCTAAACTCAAATCCTGAAATTATGGCCAAGCTGGGTGGTCCGTCCAAATTTGCGCACAAGCGAAACGTCGTGCAACGCGAGGTCGACCTGACCTTGATCGCGCGCCTCTACTGCGAGCGCAAGACGCTCCAGCAGATCGCCGAGGCAGTGAGCGCGACGCGCGACTATTCGATCTCACGCTCGCAAGTGTACCTCGACGTCCAGGAGTTGATCGGCCGGCTGCAGGAGGAGCAGAAGGATCACTTGGTCACGCAACGGGCCCGCGAGGTCATGGCGATCAATAACGTCGAGCGCCTCGCGCACGATGCCTTTCTGAAGGAGCGCGTTCGCACGACGACGGAGCAACGCACGGGCGCGCTTCCGCGCAAAGCCAAGCGCGCGGCGGCCGCCGAGCTGAAGCGGGCGATGGTGGTCCGTGACACGGGCGGCGCGGCCATTTACTTGCAGATTATTCTTCAGTGTATCAAGCGGCGCTGCGAGCTGCTGGGCCTCGACACTCCGGTCCGCACGGAGATCAGCGGTCCCCAGGGCGGGCCCGTGCTCGTGCATTCCTTCGAAGAGGCGCTTTTAAAATCCTATGCCCCAAGAGACGACGCTCCAGCCGCCGGTGCGGCCGACCGGAATTGATCCGGCCCTGCGAGCGCGGCTGGAGGCTGAATACATCCGGGCGATCCACGCGGCCGGCTGTCCGCGCGAGCAAATCCAAAACTTCACTCGGGCCGGGCTGGCGCTCCAACCGAAGCAGCTGAAGTTTGCCGCGGCGGCTCGCGCGTGCGATCGGCCAGACGGCCCTTTCGAGATTGGCTTTGGCGGCGCGCGCGGCGGAGGCAAGTCGTACGTGCTCTTGGCCCAGGCCGGCGCCGACGACTGCCAGCGCTTCCCGGGGTTGAAGGTTTTGCTGCTGCGCAAAGTCGGCAAGGCCAACCTGGAGCACTTCCAAGATCTTCGGCTGCGCCTGTTCTCCTCGCTCGAGCATACTTTCACGAACCGCGGCGGGGGCCAGCTGACTTTCGCCAACGGCTCGAAAATCTTTGCCGGCCACTTCCAGCACGAGCGGGACATTGATACTTACCTCGGGCTGGAATACGACCTGATCCTGATCGAGGAGGCGACCACGCTCACGAGCGGAAAGATCCGCGACATCACGACGACTTGCCGCACGAGCAAGGACGGCTGGCGCGCGCGGATCTACTACTCGACCAACCCCGGCGGAGTTGGGCACGCCCACTTTCGCGCAAAGTTCATTCTGCCCTTCCGGGCCGGCCGCGAGACAACGACCCGCTTCATTCCCTCGACGGTCGACGACAATCGGTTCATCCGGCGCGACTACGTTCGGGTCCTCGACGGGCTGGTCGGCTGGAAGCACCGCGCGTGGCGCCTTGGCGATTGGGACATTGCGGCCGGCCAATACTTCACCACGTTCCGCCAAGACGTGCACGTCGTGACGGGCGACCAAGACAAGCGGGTCCTGGGCTGGCGCGGCTCGCTCGATTGGGGCCGGAAGCATTTCACGGTCGCGCTCCTGGGCGGCGAAGACTCCGACGGCAACGAATGGATCCTGGACGAGCACGCGGCGGCCGAGCTGCTGCCGAGCCAGCAAGCGGCCCACATCCACGTTGCCATTGCCCGGCACAAGACGCCCGCGGGCGCGCTGCTCACTCGCGCGAACCTCGGGTCCTTCGTGGCCGGCACGGACGTTTTCGCCGACGACCCGACCAGCGGGACGAGCGTCGCGAAGCAGTTCGACGCGGCCGGGATTCCGCTCACGCCGGCGAACACGGAGCGGGTGAACGGCTGGAGCGCGATCCTAGAACGCCTGGGCGATCAGGACCGCGGGATCCGGCCTCGGCTCTTTATTCACGAGCGCTGCAAGCTGCTCCTCGAACAGCTTCCGCTCATGCAGCACGACCCCAAGCATCCGGAGGACGTGCTAAAGGTCGACGTGGATGAGGAGGGCGAAGGCGGCGATGACGCCGCGGACGCGCTCCGCTACTTCGTTGCCTCGGCTCCTGGCCGAGTAGAAATGCGCAAACTGCGGGGTTAAACTTATGACGAGACAACGAAGGTGGCAGTTGAAGAAAGTTAAAAACGGACTCTGCGCGCAATGCGGACAACCGCGCGTCACGGCGAATCATTGCCTGAGTTGTCACGGGAAGTTTATGGAGCGTAAGAGGCTAAAGAATGGCTTTAAGTCATGGCGCCCGGGTGGCCGTGGAAGGCCTCCGGGTCGCTTCAAAACTACTGGGTTAGAGGCTGTTTTGTCGGCCAGAAAGAAATTTGAAAAAAGAGCAAAAAAGCTCTTTACTCCTGGTCGCAAATAGGCGATGGTCTTCTCAGACAAAGGGCCGCCCCCGTAAGGCGCCCCACGAACGAAAGAAAAAATGAAAGTCACGATTCCCAAAGAAGAGGTCAGCGTGCGCGAAGATTTTAGCCTCCTGGCCCATGCTTCGAATCTGGAGTTCCCCAAGAGCCCGGAGCAATGGCCGACTCAGATCGAGCTGTCCGGAGTCACTTTCGATCGCCGTTGGGCCACGAAGGCCGGCGCAAGCTACCGGTCCAAGAGCGTGAGCAACGTCCTGTTCATCGAGAACAACTAAGGCATTTATGAGCAAAACCGACGACGCGACACTGGTGGGCGTGCACAAGTTCGAGGCCGCGGGCCTGGGCAAGGCGCCCTTCCGCTACGTAGGGATCCGCGAGAACGTCTGGGTCTCCGGAGACGGCAGCGTACGCAAGCCCGGCGGGACTTGCGACTACTGCGGCAACGGGATCCAGTGGGAATTCCACATCAAGAGCGCGGACGGCCGTTGCTCCAAAGTGGGCTGCAACTGTATCGAGAAGGTCGGGGACGAGGGGATCCTGAAGGCCTACCGGACCAGCCCTGAATACCGGGCCGCCCAGGCGCAGAAACGGGCCGCCAAGGCCGCGGCCGTGACGGAAGCGCTGAAGACCCTGCTGGCCGACTCGAACGCCCGTGCATGGCTCCAGTCGAGCCCGCACCCCCGGGGTTTCGTGGATCGCAAGACGGGCGCGGCGCTCACTCTCCTGGATCAAGTGGAATGGCTGTTCAATAACTCCGGCGCCTCGGGCCGAGAATGGCTGCTTAAGGCGCTCCGCCCGGGCGGCAAATTCGCCCCCGGCGCCGAGTTCGCCCCATAGGGGGCTGGCCCAGGGCGGCCGCTGGCCTCGGGCTGGTGGCCGCCTTTTTAGTGCCTGCTTAGCGCCCAAAAAGAAATCTTCAAAAAGAGCAAAAAAACTCTTTACTTCCGGCCGGCGATCGCCGATGGTCGGACCAGACAGAGGGGCCGCCCCCGTAAGGCGCTCCAACGAACGAACGAAAATGAAGCCTCACGTTTCCTACATCCGAGCGGAAATCGCCGCCGGCCATGCCCTGGGTTTGATCGAGCGCACGCTGGCGCTTTTCCCGGGCGTCACTCACAACGCGGTCCGCACGCTGGTCCGTCGCTCGAGCGCGGCGACGGTGAGCGAGAGCCCGGCGCCTGTTTCCCTCGAGGCGCCCGTTGCCAAGCCGGCGAAGGCCGCGCGCCCGGCTTACGCCGTCGAGGTCAAGCTGGTCACGCTGCGCGAAACGCCGAGCACGCCGGACGCGCTCACGATCGACACGCCCGACAAGGCCGCGGCCTACTGGCGCGAGCAGATCGCGACCGCTCCGTGGTTCAACGCGGACGTGGAATCCTTCGCCGTGATCCACTTGAACACGCGCCGCCGGGCGATCTCCCACCGGCTCGTCTCGACGGGCACGCTCGACACGATCCTAGTTCATCCTCGCGAAGTCTTCCGCGCGGCGATCGTGGACAATGCCGCGGCCGTGATCCTCATGCACAATCACCCCAGCGGCGATCCGACGCCGAGCGAGGCTGACATCAAAGTGACGCGGGACTTGATCCGCGGCGGGCAACTGCTCAAGATCGAAGTGCTGGATCACGTCGTGGTCGGCGAGGGCAAGCGCTCCTCGCTTCGCGAGCTGGGCTACTTCTACCAAGCCTGATTATGGAATTGTCTCTTGAATACCGGGCGGAGGTTTTGCCTCCGCCTCCTTCCCCGCTCGTGGTCTGCTACGGGCTGGGCGTCGATTCGACCGCTGTGCTCGTGGGCCTCTACGCCCGCGGGATCCGGCCGGACCTGATCATTTTCGCCGACGTGGGCGCCGAGCGCACGGCGACGATGGCCTACTTGGCGACGATCAACGCATGGCTTGCCGAGCGCGGCTGGCCGCTCGTCACGGTCGTTCGGTATGAGCCTAAAAACTTCAAGCATTTCCCGCCGTACCGGACCCTGGAGGAGAACCTCCTAACGAACGTCACCTTGCCCTCGATCGCCTACGGCTCGCATACGTGCTCGGCCAAGTGGAAGATCGCGCCGATCAGCCGCTACCTCGACACCTGGGCGCCGGCCGTGGCCGCCCTCCGCCGCGGCGTGAAGATCCGCAAGGCGATCGGGTTCGAGGACTCCGCGCACGAGCGCGGCCGGGCAAAGCGGAACTGCGACACGTTCGCCATGGCAGCCGACGAGGCGTCCAAGGCCGACCTCTGGTTCCCGCTGCAAGATTGGGGCTGGAACCGCGAGCGCTGCGAAGCGGAGATCGACGCGGCCGGCCTCCCGGTACCGCCCAAGTCCAGCTGCTACTTTTGCACGGCGATGAAGCCGGCCGAAGTGCTCGACCTGGAGGACGACAAGCTGCGCCGCATTGTCATCCTGGAAGCACGCGTGGCGCGCCGCAATCTGGCCTACGCGGAGTCAAAGGGCTGGCCGGCTGGTGTCGGCAAGCCGATTACGGAGGGCCTCTGGCGCAAGCGCGTAAAGGGCTTCCGCGGGGCCACGCCCAAGCCCGGGTCCATGACGGAGTTTATCCGGGAAAAGCAGCTGCTGCCGGCGGCTGACATTGCCCGGCTGATCGAGGCGACGCCCACGGAGACGTTGACGGCCGAAACCCTGGGCGCGAGCGACTGGCAAGCCTGGATTCATGGCCTGATCGAGGCCTCAAAAGAAAAGTGAAAAAAGAGCAAAAAAGCTCTTTACTTCTTACGGGGGATCGCCGACAGTCTGGTCAGAAAGAGCGGCGGACCCCGTAAGTCCGCCCGGCGAACGAAAAATGAAAGAAAATTCTGTGGTGGTAAAAACCTCTCCGGATGGAACCTTCGGTTTTTGGACTGGCTCCTTTAACTTCTCGCCTGAGTTTCCGGACGCGCGGATCGTGACGTGCCACAAAGCTACGGTGATCGCCAGCGTGATGGTCGTGCGCTTCCCCGGGCACGGCGTCGAAGTGATCCGGAACTATGGGCTGGAAACCGCAACCAGTGTGATGTTTTGAGGCGAGCCATGAACAACAACTTTCCCAAAAACGGCAGCCTCCTGGAGTTCCTCCGCGGTTTCGCAACGGGCGCGGATGTGCCCCTGATCGAGGCGGACGAGTACTGGGCCGCATGGTCGCGCAACTTGAGCGACGCGGAGCGCGCGGCGATTGAGGCTCTCGGATTCGGAGCAGGCATGGAGGAGGGCGCTTTTTTTATTAATTCAGAGCAGCCGGACCAAGCGCTGGGCGATTACCGAGGAGGCGCGCTGTGATCCCGAACCTTGCTGAATTTGACGTGATCGTCGTGAACACGAGCGCCGGCAAGGACTCGCAGGCAATGCTGGACTACGTCTGCCGGCTGGCGCGCGAGGCCGGGGTGCTCGACCGCGTGCGCGCAGTGCATGCCGACCTCGGCCGCGTCGAGTGGCGCGGGACCCGCGAGCTGGCCGAGGAGCAATGCGCCCACTACGGCGTTGCGCTGACCGTCGTGCGCCGCGAGAAGGGCGACTTGCTCCAGCAAGTCGAGGAGCGCGGGATGTGGCCCGATCAGGGCAACCGCTATTGCACGAGCGATCAGAAGCGCGACCAGATCGCAAAGCTGTTCACGAAGTTCGGCCGCGAGTTCGCCGGCCTGGGCCGGCCCGTGCGGATCCTCAATTGCCTGGGCATGCGCGCCCAGGAATCGACCGCGCGCGCCAAGCTGCCCGAGATTGCCCCGAACACCCGCGCCTCGAACGGCAAGCGGGCGGTCACTCAGTGGCATCCGATCCTCTCCTGGAGCGTGGACCAAGTCTGGGCCGCGATCCGCGCCTCGGGCGTCCGTCACCACGCGGCCTATGACCTGGGCATGCCGCGGCTCTCCTGTTGCTTTTGCGTGTTCGCTCCCAAGGATGCGCTCGTGATCGCCGGGCGGGCCAATCCCGAGCTGCTGGCGCAGTACGTGGCGGTCGAGCAAAAGATCGGGCACACGTTCCGGAACGGATTCAAGATCGCCGAAGTCCAGGAGGCGATCGCTTCGGGCTACGAACCGAAAAACGTGCAAAGCTGGACAATGTAGAAAGGAAACCCATGGACCAGAAAACACGAAGTTCAGACTTGTCCACTGGCAAAGAGACCGTGCGAAGCGGTTATTTGACCATGGTCTCAGTCTGGAAAATAACGTGCAACAGCTGCCGCTGCCAGATCCAGCTTGTGGTCCAGCCGTACCCGAGCGGCCCGAGCCAGCCGATCCTCTGCCCGATCTGCGGGATCGATTTCCGAGCGGAAGGCAACAGTCATTGTGTGAAACAGGTATGAGCGACGACGACAAGAGCGAGTTCCGAAAGAGGATCGAGGCGCAGGCGGAGGAGGAGCGGCGCAGCCGGCGGTCCGGCCGTGCGCCGCGCACGCTGGAGGACGCGATCGCGCATGCGGGCGAGCAAATCAGCTGGGGGCTCTTCTGGCTCGGCCTCTGGATCTTTCTCACGTTTACGCTGTACGGCTTTTTCCATCATTGACCGACAGCGCGCCCGTGGTCACAACTTGCCCCATGCGAATCTTTTTGCTTCTCCCGTTCCTCCTCCTGGCCGGTTGCGTCGCGCGGATCGAGCGCCCCTATGTCAAAGAAACGATCACGAGCACGGACGGCACGGTCCGGACCATTGAATCGAGCGCCGACAAGATCGAGGGCGCCGGCATGGGGCTGGACAAGTTGAGCCCGAAACGGTGATTTGACCGCTTTACAAGCCCGGCGCCCGCGGGCAAGGTCCTGGGCGAAGGCCTCGACCGGCCGAAGCACAACGAACGATGAAACGATCCTTGCCTGCCCCGTTGGGTTTTCGAGTTGCGGCGTGTTCGCGCCCGCTTGCTGCACCCGTGTCGAGCGGGGCGGGCAACTAGAACGAAAGGTCACGATGAAAAAGCTGGAGTTCCACAAGTTTTGCCTTGTCCTGCCTCAGGCAACGCAAGAAGAGATCGACGCCCTGGGCGCCGACATAAAGGACAAAGGGCTGCTGGAGCCGATCACCATGTTCGAGGGGAAGATCCTCGACGGACGCAATCGCTACCTGGGCGCCGCGGTCGCCGGAGCGGTCCTGGCCGAGGGCGACTTCGAAACGTACGAAGGGCCGGACCCGCTCGGGTTCGTGATCTCGCGCAACACGAAGCGACGTCATTTGACGCCGGCCCAGGCGGCGATGTGCGCGGCCGAGTTCGACGCTCTGCTGGCCGGCCGGCCGAGCGACAAGAAAAAGGTGCCCGCGGGCACCTTTTCGACCGAAAGTGTTGCAAACAAGATGGAAGTGTCGAAGAGGTCGATCCAACGCGCCCGCAAGGTCAAGGCCAAGGGATCCAAGAAAGTGGTCGCGGCCGTGAAGGCCGGCAAGCTGAAGCTGAAGGCCGCAGAGCGGATCGTGAAGCTGCCCAAGGCGCAGCAGGACAAGCTGGCCAAGCAAGGAGGCCGCGCGCTCCAGCGCAAGGCCGCGCAGATGGGGCACAAGCCTAGAGGCGGGCTGGCCGAGATCGCCAAAGAGGCGGAGCGCCCGAGCGCGCCAATGCCGCGCACGGAGAACGGCGCCGGCGAGAGCCATCCGATCCTGGACGCGTTCGACGCCGCTTGGGAGGAGCGCAAGCGCAACTGGGAGAGTCATCCTGCAGCCTGCCCGCGCGTCGTGTATCAGGGGCTGCGAGACGTCCTGGAGATCTCACTTCAGCAGATCCCCGTATGAGTGGCATCCCGTCGCAACTGTCGGTCGGCACGCCGACCGTAATTCACGGAGAGCCCAGGACGCTGGCGCAAGTCCAGGAGGCGGCGCGCGCGGTCCTTCGCGGGATCGAGGCGGACGATCATCCTGAAGCGCGATACGTGGAGGCCTACATTCAACGGCTCGAGCTGCTGAAGCACGAGCGCGGCGACCAGCTGGCCGACGCCTGGGCGATCCTGGCCAATGCCGGCGGCGGCAACTGGGAGAAAGAGAGCCCGGAGTGGCGCGAGGCCGCGGCGCGCTGGCGCGACAACTATCATGCGCATCTGAGGGCGTGCGGAGATCTGCCGCGTGATTCTGCGCATTGTTTCCGCCCCGACATGACCAAGCCATGAGCGCAAAGATCACAGGCAAAGCGAGGGTTCAACTCACGATCGAGGTCGAGCTGGCTACGACCTGGGGCGACAATTGCACGATCGGCCAATTGCACAAGCAAGGCGCCGAGGATGCGATTGGTGAAGTGAGGCGGAAACTCAACAACAGCGGCGCGCAGATCTCTGCGCCCGTGTCCTGGAGGCTGATCGATTCGAAAGTGCTCGGGATCTTGACCGAGGCTTCAACTTAACAGCAGAGCGGTCCTCTCGGCCCTCAGGCTTTCGCGAGCCTGGGGGCCGTTTTTTGTTGTGCGCGCGACCCGCTCTGGTTAGAAAGCCAAGCGTGCCGACTGAAGCCTCAACTACTTCCTACGCCCGACACGATGAGTACAACGACACTTGCGCCAAATGGCGCCGGGCCCGGGACGTGATCGCCGGCGAGGACAGGATCAAAGCGGCCGGGATCGAATACTTGCCAAAGCTGCCGGAGCAGTCGGAGGAGGACTACCAAGCCTATAAAACGCGCGCGAAGTTTTTCGGCGCGACCGCGCGCACGAGCGCCGGCCTGAACGGGCTGCTCTTCCGCAAGGCGCCCGAGATCAAATCCCTGGCCGAGCTGGCAAAGTTCGAGCCCGATTGCGACCTGGGCGGCAAGAGCCTGGGCGAGTACGCCAAAGACACGGCCAAGGAAATCCTGGACGTCGGCCGGGCCGGCACGCTGGTCGACTGGAGCGACGACGAGCTGAGGCCGTTCCTGATTTTCTACTGCGCCGAAGACATCGTGGACTGGGAAATGCGCCGGATCGGCGGGGCAATGACGCTCACTCGGGTGGTCCTGCGCGAGTGCGTGCCTCCGCCCGTGGCCGTGTTCAATCCGAACGACCCGCCGGACCGGGAGCCGTACGAGCGGATCCTCGTTTGCCAAATGAACGCCCAGGGCTTTTACGAGGTTCAGATCTGGACGAAGACCGGCGCGACGGGCGAGGAGCTGGCCGATTGGATGCTGGCCGAAGTTCGCGTGCCCAAGCGCCGCGGGAAGGCGCTCACGTTTATTCCCTTCGTGTTTCACAACGCGACCACGACCGACGAGTGTTGCGCGCCTCCGCCGCTCGACGACATCATCACGGTCAACCTCCACCATTACCGCGTGAGCGCTGACTACAACCACGCGTTGCACTTCTCGGCCTGCCCGACTGCCTGGGTGGCCGGCTTCCCGAAAGAGTCGAAGCTGGCCGTCGGCTCGTCCGTGGCGTGGGTCTCTGAGAACGTGGCCGCGAAAGCGGGTTATCTCGAATACTCGGGCCAAGGGATCGAGCCGATCCGCCAAGCGCTCAACGACGACAAATCGGAGATGGCGATCCTCGGCGCGCGGCTCCTCGAGGAGCAGAAGCGCGACACGGAGGCAACGGAGACCGTGCGGTTGCGCCAGACCGGAGAGACAAGCATCCTCGTGAACATTTCGGACAACTTGTCGAAGACTTTGACGCGCGCGTGGAAAATGGCCGGTTGGTGGGCTGGCACAATGGGAGAGCCGACCGACGTTTCAGACGACGCGGCCAGCGTGCGGATCAACAAGGATTTCATCGAGAGCCAAATGGGAAGCGACGTCTTGACCGCGCTCGTGGCCTCGTGGCTGCAGGGGGCGATCAGCCGGACGACCCTGAATTTCAACTTGCGCCGCGGCGAGCTGTATCCTCCGGACTTGACGGACGACGAGGAAAGGCAATTGATCGAAGACGAAATGCCGATGCTGACCGACATGATCCGGGCGCAACGCTCGCCTTTGCCGGGCGAGCCTCCTCCTCCTGGCCCAGGCAACGGCAATCCTGCGAACCAATAAAATCCTATGCCGACCGGACCCTCCTATTTCCAAACCAAGCCGGAAAAAGTCAAAGCCGAGTTATTCACGGCGCACGGGTTCGTCCCGGCCGTGCGGCTCATGCGCAAGGACAAGCCCGATCAGGATCCGCAAGTGCGCTGCAATTTGTGCCTCGACCCGGACTATGCTCCGGAGCCGGCGCCGGACTTCTCGGGGATCGCGGATCCCGCCCAGCGCGAGAAGGCGGCTCGCAATCACGCACGTAGCCAGCCGAACGAGGCGAACACGCACAAGGGCTTTCGGCTCCATGCGCACGGCTGGGTCGACACGAAGGCCGGGACGCTGCGCGTGTGCCCAGGGGACTGGATCGTCACGTTCGGCGACGGCTCTTGCGAGCTGGTCAAGCCGGCGGACTTTGCCCGGCGCTTCGACAAGTCGAAGTGAGCGACGCGGACCAGATCGTCCTGCTGGCCCTCGTGCGTCAAGCCCAGCTGCAGCGTGTTGCGACCTGGATGACGGCGCAGCTGCTGGCCCAGCTGGAAGGCCTCGACGCCGAGATCGTCGGCCTGCTCTTTCGCTTCGACCCAACCGCTCCGGTCCGGCCCTCGACCCGGGCCGCTCGGATTAACGACTTCTCGGCCGCCCTGGCTTCCCTCTTGCGGGGCGTGTTCCGCGACATGTCCGGCGACCTGGAGGGCTGGCTTGCGCTGCTTCGCTCTGCCTCCGGCGACATGGAGAAAGCTGCATGGCTGGCCGTGGCGGACCGCGTGATCGACTTGGCGGACGTTCCCGCCGGCGTGGTGGGCAAGCCGACAGTGCTCGGAACGCGCGTGCGCGACGCGCTCGATAAAGTGTACGAAGATTTGGTCTACCGAACGACCTCGACAGTGTCGAGCGGGACCCGCAGCGGCCAGACGGCCTCGGAAATAGGAGCGATCCTCCGCGGCGAGGAGCCGGGCAAAGTCAAGCGCCCGGGGGCGGTGGAGCGCTCCGCCGGTCAGCTGGAGACCGTGATCCGTACCTCCGTTGACGACGCGGCAAACAGCGCGGTCCTGCTCGGCTCCTCCGACGGCTTCAACTACGGATGGCAACACGTTTCCGTCCTGGACAACCGGACGACGGAGATCTGTCGCGCGCGCGCCTGGAAGCGCTGGGACGCCGAGTACAAGCCGATCGGGCACAAGCTGAAGTTTGAACAGCCCCCGCTTCATTACAACTGCAGGAGCCGTGTCGTGATGCTCGACCTCGACGAGCCGGCGCCCGAGCAGATCAACCTGGGCCAGCTGCTCGACCGACTGGCGCCCGCGGTCCGCGATGAACTGTTCGGAGCCGAGCGCGTGCGGCTGTGGCGCGCAAAGAAACTCGGGGACACGGATTTGATTCGGCAAGCGGGCCGGCCGCTCTCTCTGGACGACTTCGCGAAGCTGGCCAAGGCGCCGTTGCCGCTTCCCGCTTGACGCGTGGGTATCGAGCATGCGACAACGGCGATCGTCATGGCCAAGAAAAACTGGATGGGCAAAGCCTTCGCGAACGCTCACGGCCAACTTCGGCGCAAACTGGGGGCCAAGAAAGGCCAGCCGATCGCGGCCGGCAAACTCCGGAAAGCAGCACACTCCCACAATCGACGGCTCCAGCATGAAGCCCAGGCTGCTTTGAATGCGCGCAAGGCGAACCGCAAGCGAAAGTGACCATGATTGAAGCACTGCGACACGCGCGGGCCGAAGTGGCGGCTCGACTTGAAGAGTTGCAAGGAGTGCTCACTAGCCTGGACGGCATGATCGATACCCTGGTCGATCGTGGCACGCTCGCCAGCGGGCCGAAGAGCAAGGCGGCGACTAGCAAGCCCGGTAAGTCCAAGCCTGCCGGCGGTTCCTCCGGGAGGCCTCCGCGCGTTTCGCGTGAGGACCTGCTCAAGATCCTTTCGGTACCGCGGCGCCTGAACGAGGTCGCCAAGCTGACCGGGCTGAAGCTGGGGACCGCTTACTCGGCGCTGAACGCGATGGTCTCGCGCGGCGAGGCCGTGCGCCTCGGCACAGGGACGTATGGGGTGCCTTCGGCGGCTGCTCCGGATCCCGAGCCGACGAAGGAGCCGACGAAGGAGCCGGCCCAGGAGCCCAAGGCGCCGCCGGCGCCGGCTGCTCCGATCCGGCTGAACGGCCACCATGCCGGGCCAATCTCTCCTCAAGTGGGCGCCGTGTTCGAGTTCCTGGAATCCGAAGCCGATTGGTTCCAAGTGACCGAGCTGATCGTATGGCTGAAGGAGAGGCATCCCGCGCTCGTGGCGCGCCAGACTCAGGAACAGGATCTGCGCGTGCGTCTGATCGACTTGGCGCGCAACGGAAAGATCGATCGCCGTGGCACCGGTGCCTGCGCGTTTTACAAGCGGATCGTGCGCAAGCCCCAGGCGGCGGAGGCCGAGCCGCTGAAGGTCAGCGTTCCGCGCGATCCAGATGCCGGCCAATACTGAATTTGCGGATGCTCAACGGCTTTTCGGGGGAATGCAGACTTTTCCGACTTGCCCGGCGCCGCGAGAGGCCGTCTCGACCTTTCGTCCAGGGGGAAGGGGCGGCCTCGTTTATTTTTTCGCTGTGCCGGCGCCCGTGTGGGCTGTCCGGACGCGGAAGGGCGCGGCGGGTGGCGGTATTCGCGTTTCGCTTCGCGCTGTCGCCCGTCCGCTTTTTGTCTTGAAGGCCAAACGGCCCTGGGTGTAGAGACTGGCTCCAATATGCGCAAAATCCTCCTGCTGGCTACCATCGCGGCGCTTTCCTTCGTTCGGCTCGCGCCCGCGCAAACCCAAACTCCGAACCTGCTTCCCACGTTTCACGACGTCTTGAGCGACGGCGACAAAGGCGATGTGACACTGCGCGGCGGCTCCGAATTTGACATTGCCCAGGCGCCCGCGGGCGCTCCGCCCCAGGGCAAGCCGGAGGAGTTGACGGCCGCGCCAAAGGCCAAGGCGCCGACGCGCGACGAGAAGGCAAACCCGTTCCTGGCCGACGTCTCGCTGGAGCCATACGGGACCGTAAGCTGGAGCGGGCTCGACGGCCGGGCCGTCACGGGCGCCGGCGCGAACGTGGTCGCGCACTTGACCGGGTATCTGTCGCTCTGGGGATTTGGCGAGAGCGACAACACGGCCCACGCTGTGATCGATCGTGCCGGCGGCGGCCTGCGCCTGGAAGCGCCGGTCGGACCGCGCGTGCGCCTCAACGCCGGAATCGGCCTGGGTTACGACATAGAAGGCGCCTCGAGCGCCAATCACGGCACCGATCTTTCCGTGTTCTGCCGCGTGCCCCTGGGCGCCTCCGTGAACCTCCTGAAGAGCAAATACGTTTCTGGGGATATCTTCGTTGCGTACGCCTTCGACGTGTCCGGCAACGGGAAGGCCGGCGCCGCGTTCGGCCGTTTCTTCGCGGGCCCGCGCCTCACGATCAAACTCTGAACCGTGTTCGCTCACGACAAGTTTTGGACGGTCACTCCTGAGCCTATGACTACGGTCCCGAAATGGGCTGGTAGCAATATGACGTTGCACGCTCCGCCCGGAATGAACAACTGCGGCGCGCTGGTCGTGCACCGGACGGCCGACGGCAAGCGCTGTATTTCCTGTTGGCGCCCGAGCTGGCGCGAGCGGCTCTCGATCCTGTTCTTTGGCCGCGTCTGGGTTGACATTTTCTCCGGAAGCACTCAGCCCCCGGTCGCGCTCATGGGCTCGCATTCCTACGGCACACTTGGATCGCAGCGGAAGATCGACAAAGCCAAGGCGGCCTTTGAGCGCGAGGAGCAAGCGCTCTCGAAAGCCTACGGCAAATGACGCTGAAGGTTTCACTCGTGATCCTGGGGGCGCTCCTGGCCGGCATGGTGGCGGTCGTCGTCTCGATCATGCGCGCAGTCGGCAAGGACCAGTTCATTTGCCCGCGCTGCAAGAAATCCCGGAGCGAGTTCGAGGGCCACATCGTGCACGGCCGGCCCGGCCAGCCCGGGGTTCGCGTCTGCACCAGTTGCCTGGGCGCCGAGCACGAGAGCATGGTCGCTTTGAACAAAGAGGCCGAAAAGATCCAGCACGAAGCGCGCAAGCGATGAGCGAGAACTATCAGAAAAAGCGCGTCAACGTCGCCTCCGATCTCTCGACGAGCCTTCACACGGCGGCCGCGATCAACAAAGGCCTCCGGCAGGACTGGCACACGATCATCGGAAACGAAAGCCATTTGCTGCCGATCATTTGTCGGGATCAGCGGACTTTTCGCGTGGCCCACTTGATCCCAACCTGGGATTTATGGACCCAGACTGAGAAATGGTGGGCCATAGCGAAGCAGATCAACGGCCGCGAGGCGGCGAAGTACCGAGCGTGGTGGGAAGTTATTTATTTGGCGCAGCGGCCCGAGGTCGTGCGCCTGCGGGATGACACGGCCTCGCTCGTGTTCGCGCTCCTCATGGTGGCCCAGGAGAAAGCGCGCCGCGACCACGGCAAGATCCGCTTGCTGGACTCCTCCGAAATGGGCCTGCCCGTCGAGCATGCCACGGCGATCCAAGAGGCCATCCTGGCTCGCATGGACAATTTACTGCCTCGGGAGGTTGCCCCCGGGGCCGACGTTCTGGCGCTGCTGCGCCCGAAATACGATCGGCAACGTCACTGAAAGAAAGACCTGGGCGCCGAAGCGCCGGGCCGCTGGCTCCGTCGAGCTGGCGAGAACCGCTTGTTTATGCCCCTGAAATATCACGTTGAGAAGGAGACCGAGGTTCCAGCCGAACACAAGAGCCTTTACCACGAACGCGAGGTCGAGCTGGCCAACGGAACGAAAGTGAAGATGTGGGTGCTTGACGTCGAAGACGTGGTCCCCAAGGGGCGCTTCGTCGAGTTCCGCGAGAACAACCGCGCTCTGAAATCCGAAAACGATTCGCTCAAGGAAAAATTCAAGGGGATCGAAGACCCGGACCGAGCGCGCGCGCTGCTGAATGTTTCTAAGGGCGTCGAGCTGGATGACGCCGAGCAGTACCTCCGCAAGGGCGGCGTGGACGCGATGATCGTCGAGCGCACGAAGGCGATCAAAGAGGACATGGAGAACAAGCTCAAACAGGCCAATTCCAGGGCCGACGCGGCCCAGGCGAAGCTGGAAAAGACGACGATCGAAAACTCGATCCTGAACGCGTGCCGGCAGCTGTCGCTCCAGCCTGGGGCGGAAATGGCGATCCTACGTTTCGCGGACGGCGTGTGGAGCCTGAAGGATGGAAACCTCGTGGCGCTTGACAGGAACGGCAACCCTCGCTCCAATCGTGACGGCACGAGCAATCTTGGAATCACCGAGTGGTTGCAGGATGAGCTGCTGAAGCAGCACACGTATCTTGCCAAAGAGTCTTCCGGCGCCGGAGCGAGCGGAAGCGGGTCCAGCGGATCCGGAACCCCCAACGTCAATCCATGGTCTAAGAAGACCTTCAACTTGACGCTGCAAGGGAAGATCACGAAAGAGAATCCGGAACTGGCCCGACGCATGAAAGAACAGGCGCAGCGGGAAGCCCGGATCGCGTAAACCGGCGCGGGCCACGCACCCAAAAAGCGGACCTTCGCCATAACAGCAAATTGCGGATTTTATGGCGAAAACACTGGTTTCCGACGTCCTCGTCCCGAGCATTTTTGAGGACTACGTGATCGAGCGATCGGTCATCAATACTTCTTTCGGGCAATCCGACATTATCGAGGTCGGCCCGCAGTACGACGCGCTCATCTCCGACGGCGGCAAGATCGTTTCAATGCCCGCGTGGAAGCAGGGCACGGTCTCGCTCGCGGCCCGGCAGTTGATCTCGGACTCCGGCTCGTTCTCTGTGAATTCGATCAACACGTCGACCGACGTGGCGCGGATTCACAATGACGGCAACGCCTGGAGCGTGACCCTCCTGGCCGCGCTGCTGGCCGGCGACGATCCGATGATGGCGATCGCCGACTTCGTCGCCACTTACTGGACGGAGATCGACCAATCGATCGTGATCGCTTCCGTCAAAGGGATCATTGGCGCGCTCGACGCCGTGACTGGCGACCCCAACTTGCTGGCCATTCATTCGGAATCGATTGCCGCGCAGACGTCGGCGACGAAGCTGAACGGCTCGACCTTCGTGGACGCCGTCCAGAAGCTGGGCGACGCCAACCGCGACCTCGTGGCGATCTCCATGCACTCGGCGACGGAGGCGGCGCTTAAGAAGCAGGATTTGATCGACTACTTGCCCGACTCTGAAGGCAAGCCGACGATCGCGGTCTTCCAGGGCCGGCGCGTGATCATCACCGACCAGATGCCGACGCGTGCCGGCTCGACCGACGGCGTGGTTTACACTTCGGTCCTCTACGGGCCGGGCGTGTTCGGGTTCGGAAATCAGCGCTTGAATGAGCCGCTGTCCGGCGGGTTCGGTACGAAGGGCGTCGAGTTGAGCCGCGTTTCGCTGGCTCACGACGACGTGCTTATCAATCGGCGCCGCTGGATCAAGCATCCGCGCGGCTTCCAGTGGAACGACACGACGGGCGGCGCGACTGCCGACGGCGGCGCGACCGACGCGCAGCTGGCCACGGCGGCCCGTTGGACCCCGATCTGGGTGACGGGCTACGACGGCGCGGCCACGCCTCCGGTTTACGTTTACAAGAACATCCGGTTTGTCGGCATCACGCATAACAACTAGGACCGGGCTCGCGAGTTTCTAAAACAAAGCCCTGGGCCGGTGGGGCCGGCCTGGGGCGCAGAATCAAAAACGATCTCTTATGGCCAACAAAACAGCACGCGACGCGGGCCTTTACAAAGGGACCCTCAACGCTCCGGTGGCAGAGTTCAGTGTGGTTGCCAATGCGCCTCCGGCCAAGACGAACAAAAACCGGATCATCAAGCTGACTGCGGGCGGCACTGGCTCCGTTGCCTGCTTGGCAGTGAGCGACGGGACCAACTGGAAGCAGATCGCGATCGGCGCGAACGCCATCTAAATGCCTCTGCAATTCATTCGCCGCGTACGCATCCCGCTCGCCGAGCACGTCGGCCGGCGGGAACGTCATTTCCCGATCCCGATTGTCGTGGTCCCGGCCGTGGCAACGGCGCCCTCTGCGCCGGCGGCCGCGCCTGAGCCCGAGCAATCCAAGCCCTGGCGCCCTGGGCGCCGGAAAGGAGCCCGTGGCCTACATCCATCGTCCGTCGAGAGTTAGAGTCGGCCGGTCGATCCCCATGATGATCCGGCATGGCACGACCGGCGCCGGCGGGACGACGATCACGGGCAGCGGGAGCAATCTCACTGGCTCGGGCGCGCCCGAGGGCGTGGTCGCTGCTGCGCAAGGATCGTGGTACGGCGACACGGCGACCGGGTTCCTTTACTTCAAGTTTTCGGGCGGTTCCGGGAACACGGGGTGGAACCTCGTCTTGCAGGCTTAATTCTTTTTGCGCGCGCTGGGCCGGGAGCGCGCTCCGCTCTGGACCGGCCGAACGAAATAACATGAAGACGATCTTGCGCCTCGCGCTCCTCCTTTCGATCTGCTTTCCGGCCGCGGCCCAGTTCGGGCCGCCCATCCTCAAGAACCGGAACACGACAAACTCCGACGCCAACCTTTCGGTCAAGCTGGGCAAGCCCGGGACGATTCAAGCCGGCAACGTGGCGCCCGAGGGCGCGATCAGCGGCTCCGTTGGCGACATCTGGATCCGGACCAATAGCGTGGGCGCTGGAACGCTCTTCGTGAAGACAAACGGCACGGCCACGACGACCGGATGGGAAACGCACGGCGGGGTGGGCACCGGCGGCGGCGTCTCGGACGGAAACAAGACCGACATCACGGTCAGCGGAGGCGGCTCGACCTGGACGATCAATAACTCGGCCGTGACGCTGGCCAAAATGCAAAGCCAAGCGCGCAATACGATCCTCGGCCGCTATTCGGTCGGCACTGGCGCCCCTGAGGCAATCGCTGCCTCCGATATCCTAAACATGATTTACTCGCTCACTGGGGCCAAGGCGCCCGCGGGCTCCGTCCTGTTCTCCGACGGCGTCGTCTGGGAGACTCTGGACCCGCCGGCCAACCACAACGGTTGGTTCTTGCAGGGCACAGAGGTCGGGATCCAGTGGACAATGCTGAACTCCGACCAATTCTATTCTCCGCTTGGATTCGGACCGACTATGGGCCTGATCTCGCTCAAGAACGGGGTGAACCTCACGAACGCGCAGATTTTCGAGCAGTTTGTGATTGCGCCGACCACGCTCTTCAACTGGCCGGCGACGTCATGGGCCGCCGGCAAGGTGCTTGGATTCGACGCCTCGGCAAACATTGTGCCCTTGACCGTCTCGCCCGTGACGGACGGCGACAAGACCGACATAACGGTTTCAGGAGGCGGCGCGACGTGGACGATTGACGCCGGCGCCGTGAGCCTGGGCAAGATCGCGAACATTGCCAACCAGACGTTCCTCGGGCGCCAGACGGCCGGCAGCGGGCCGCCAGAGGCGCTCAACCCTGGCCAGCTGCTGGAATGGCTTTCCAGCGTGCGCGGAAGCGTGCTCTACCGCGGCCTGGGTGGCTGGGTGGCATTGGCGCCGGGCACGGCTGGAAACTTCCTGCGCACGGGCGGCGCCGGCGCGGACCCGAGCTGGGCCTCGGGCGCCGGAGTGACGGACGGCGACAAGACCGACATCACGGTCAGCGGCGGCGGGGCGACCTGGGTGATCGATCCGGGCGTCGTGAGCTATTCCAAGCTGCAGAACATTTCGGCTAGCCAGCGCGTCTTGGGCCGCAACACGGCGGCCGCCGGCGTGACTGAGGAGGTCACGCTCTCGCAGCTGCTCGACTGGGCCGGGAGCGCCCAGGGCACGGTCCTCTTCCGCGGCGCCTCCGGCTGGACCGCCCTGGGGCCGGGCACGCTCGGCCAACTGCTGCGCTCTGGCGGCACGGGGGCGGACGTGAGCTGGGTGAACGCCGGCACGCTCACGGACGGCGACAAGACAGACATCACGGTTTCAAGTTCCGGAACGATCTTTACGATTGATACCGGCGTCGTGACGGACACGAAGCTGCGAAACTCCGCGGCGCTCTCCGTGATCGGTCGGGCGGCCAATTCGACCGGAGTGCCTGGAGACATGTCCTCGAGCGCGGACGGTCAAGTGCTGCGCCGAGCGGCCTCCGCCCTGGCATGGGGCGCGATCGATCTTTCGAGCGCAAACGCCGTGAGCGGGATCCTTGCCCGCGGGAACGTGGCGGCGGCGACGGCCTATCAGGATGCTGCAAACAACTTCTCGCTCGAGCAGACTTTCTCCGGGCCGATCAATCGGCAAGAGGCGGCGATCTCGGGCACTGCGATCGATTGGGCGCTCTCGAGCATGCGGTCGAAAACGCTTGGGGTGAACACGACCTTTACTTTCAACAACGCCGGCAATGGCAAGCAGATCGATGTTCTCCTCGTCCAGGACGGCACGGGCGGCCGAAGCGTGACGTGGCCGAGCGGGATCAAGTGGGTGACGGCAACGAACCAAGTCGATCCTGGCCAAGCGAATCAGACGCCTAACTATGTTACGTGGTTCCGCTTCGCGCAGCTGTCCGGCACGATTTACGGTTGGAACATGAGCGCCGACGCGATGATCCTGCAGGACATGGCGGCCCTCAGCGGACTTTCCAAGGGCGACCTCTTCGCCTATGACGGCGCGCATTTGGTCCGCGTGGCCGTGGGCGCCAATGGAACGACGTTGCAAGCGGACTCAACGCAACCGGCCGGCATTAAGTGGGCCACGGGCGGAGGCGGAGGCGGCGGGGGCTCGTTCAATACCGACGTCTTCGACGGATCCGGCAGCTTGACCAACATCCGCAACGGCCCGCTGCTCACGAACATTCACAATGCCGGATTCATCACGCTCGACGGCGCGCTGAGCAATTCTCTCTTTCTGCCGACGCTCAACGGGAGCGTGTATCAGGTCAATGGGACGAATCAGAACTGGCGGATCGTGCTGGGAGCCGACGCGACGATCGTCCTGACCAATCTGTCGCCAAACGTAGATCTCTACCTGGAGATCACAAATTCAGGGCAATTTGTCGTGACGTGGCAGCCGATCGGCGCCTCCTCCTGGGTGACTCATCCGAACGCGCAGGCAAGCGTTCCTACGAACGCGACCAGCTTTTATCACTTCGTGAAGCGTGGGACGTGGACCAATGCCTGGGAAGAGGCGACTCCGAGTCTGGCGCTCGTGGCCGGACCGAACATCACGATCACGACTAACACGGCCGCGGGCACGGCGACAATTGCCAGCAGCGGCGGAGGCGGCGGTGGCGGCGGTCCGTTCAACTTGAACCAGTTCGACGCCAGCGGCAGCCAAACGAACATCAAGGCCAATGCGCTGGTCACTAACATTTTCAACGAGGGCTGGTTCTTCGCCGACGGCGCGATCAGTAACAAGGTCGTCACGCCGCAGAACGATGCGAACGTCGTTCAGCTGAACGGCACGAACAACTTTTACTCAATCGCCATTTCGGCCAATACGACGATCGTCCTGACCAACTTTTCGCCCAACGTGGACGTAACCCTTGAAATCACGAACAGCGGGCAGAACGCCGTTGTCTGGCAGCCGATCGCGGCGGCCTCCTGGATCAATCATCCGCTCACGCAAGCGCTCGTTCCCACGAACGCGGTCAGCCGCTACCATTTCGTCAAGCGCGGAACGTGGACCAACGCCTGGGAGGAGGCGATCCCGGACTTGGCGCTGCAAGTGAATCCTGGGCTGGCGATCGTGACAAACACGGCGACGGCCTCGGCAACCCTGCTGCTGACCACAACCAACTTGACGGCCTCCGCGGCGCTCGACTTCCCGATCACAAGCTCCGGAGCTGTGGCCGATCTATCGATCGCCGTCACTGGCGCTCTGCCCGGGGATCCGGTCGTGCTCGGCGTTCCGCCCGTGGCCGTGATGCCGATCCTTGGGTCGTATATGGCCTGGGCGAGCAACGATTTTGTCTGGGTACGCTTCATCCCGGTGGCCGCGTCACAGAATCCGGCCAGTGGAACCTTCAAGGTCGAAGTCCGAAAATTCTGATCGTATGAATCGCCTACTTTTCGCCGCCCTTCTCTTGGCTTTTGCGCTCGTTCCTCTCCAGCGCGTGCGCGGAGCTGCCGCGGGATCGGGCGGCCTCTTTATCAATCGTCTCTTGCCGAGCCCAGGCGCCGCGCCCACGGGCGGAGGCGGCGGCAACGGGACGGCAAACCTCGTGAGCGAGGACGCCGAGGGCACGGGCACGCCCAGCGGCTGGACGCTGGATGCCGGAGCGGCCAATTGGGACGACACGGCGGCGCCGGCGCCGCTGGCTGGCAGCCAAAGTTTGAGCATGCCGGCTGCGAATAACTCGATCGTCACGAAGAGCAGCCTCGGCAACAATCCGGAAGTCTGGGGTTACATGATGATCCGCTTCGTGACCATTGCGGACGGCGGAACGACCTTGCTCGAGCTGCTCGACTCCAGCGGAAACCCGGCTTTCACGGTGGATCTGAACGGGAACCTTTTTCGCGTGTACGGAGACGGCGGGAGCCCGCTCGTTTCGACAGTAGCGACGGTCTCGCCGGACACGACCTACCATCTTTGGTTCCACTACAAGCAAGGCGCCAATGCGGGCGAGGACATTTCCGAGATTTGGTTCAACACGAGCGCGACCAAGCCGGCGGACGGCTCGAACAACCACGCCAAGGCGGCGACGGGCACGGGGCAGCGAACGATCGACAAGATCGAGATCCTCGACGCGTTCGGAAACTCTGGCAGCGGGAAGATCGTTTACGACAAGATCCGCCTGGGCAACACGGGCGACCTCGGGAGCAACCCATCATGATCAAGAAACTCTTCGGCGTGGCCGTCGTTGGACTCGCGCAAACCCTCCTCCTCACGACGGCGGCCGCGCCCGTCCCTGGCCAGCTGATCCTGTATTGGAACGCGCCCCCGCGCGGGCCCGGGATCATGGTGCCGACGGGCTACACGGTTTACGAGAGCAACGCCGTTTCGGGCGTGTTCCTGCGGGCCATTGCCTCGACGAACATCCAGACGTTCACGAATGGCGGTTTTGTCTTCCAATCGCTTGGCGTGACGCTGACCAATTGGGACTTGGCATCGAGTCACTGGATCACCGTGACGAGCACGAACGCGGTCCAGGAATCGCCGTTGACCAATTGGGTCCTCTTCCAAGTGGCGCCCGAGCCCGTGGCGCCTCGGGCCGTCCAGCTGGGCGCGATCACCGTGCCAGTGCCGGGCGTGGCGCTCGTCTCGCGCAGCGTGACGGACTGGACGAAGGCCGACCTGATCCTCGTGGGCGCCGGCCCGACCGGGACCGTAACACTCGCCTGGGCGCCGCACCCCGTTGAGCCAATGCGCTACATGAAGCCCCAGGAGCCAAGACCGCTCTCGCCTTTTCTACTTTTCCGGAAATGAAGATCCTTTTTGCCCTCCTGGCTCTCCTCCTGGCCGCCGGCTCCGTCCGTGCGGCCGCTCCGCTTAATTCGAGCGCGCGAATTCAGACCGTGATCCGCTTCGAAAATGGAAACGTCGGCGACGTGGTCGATCCGACTTCCGGCACGCCGACGGCCGCCCAGATCTGGGACGGATTCACCCAGAGCAGCGCGGCCGGTACCTGGACGCTCAAGCGGGCGACGCACGGCGGTCACATGACGCTAGACAACCCGATCGCGGCGCGGATGTGGCGCACGCGGCTGCCCAACGGAACGCTCGTGCTCGACGACGGATCAAAGCGGTCGCTCAAGATGGACGATTCTACATGCTGCGCGAACACGGGGCAGACGGAAGAGACCATGCAATACTCTTTCAATGGCGGAGCAAAGGCCAAGGTCAGCTGGGGCTTTTACGTGAAGGTCGGGAACTGGAGCCCGGACGGACAGTCTTACGATCTGGTGTTCGCTGAGGAAGTGACCGGGGGCGGCCAGTATGCCGGCTTCCAGTTTTACAACATCTCAGGAGGAATCGAGGTCAACCTTGAAGTGGGCGGCAACGGCCCAAGTCTCACTTCAACGGTCGGAGTGCTGGCTCGGGACCACCTTTACTGGGTAACTTGCCTTTGGGACAAGGCCGCGCTCACGGCCAGTATGGAAGTTTGGGAGCCCTCGACCTGGACCATTATTGGGTCGCGCGTGACTCTCCAGATCGCGAACGTGACTTGTGCGGATCTGACAATCGGCCGCTATGACGCGCACCAGCTGGCGCCGCCAAACTCTTTCCACTGGATCGACAACGTCGTGATTGACGACACGGGCGCAAACTTCCCGATGTTCCCTGGCTCGATCTGGCGCGCCGCCTCGCTGGCAACCGCAGACGTGCAAGCAGCAGTGACGGCGGCGACCGCGGGCGGAGAAACGATCTGGCTGCCGGCCGGCAGCGCGACCTGGAGCAGCGGGGTGACGTTCAATAAGTCGCTCCTTCACATCTCGGCGCCGCGCGGGACAAACTTCACGACGATCACGACTACTGGAGACGGCGTGGTGAGCCAAAGCACGATCAGCGCGCCTGCGATCGAGTTCGACGGCGTGCGCTTCGTTGGAACTTCTGACAATCACGCGGACGGGAGCATTCATAATGTTCACTTGAACATGGCGCCCGGAGGCGACTGGTTCAGGATCCACAACTGCCAATTCATTAACGGGATGGTCTATTGCAAGGGGCCGTTCGGCGTGATCTATAAATCCTCTTTTGCCAACGGGGATTACGCTTTCCGAGCCCAGGGAGACGCGGCAACGGATGGCCAGCATTACACGAGCTACTACCCTTTTGTGTCGAGTTCGACCAACTTCGTGGTGTTGGAGGACTGCATTGTCTCGGCGAACGTCGCGGTCAATCCAATCGCCGTGATCGTGAGTTCAGAGCAGGGCGGAATCTGGATGATCCGCCATTGCCGCGGGGACTTCACTGGCTCCGGGCTGGACGTGGGACCGATCGCCGACGAGCACGGGCCAACGACTGGAACGCGCGGCGTGATCGGGACGATCCTGGCGAGCAATCAATGGAACTTTTCTTCCGGGGCCTCCTGGAGCTGGCTGCTCGATCAGCGCGGCGGGACGGCTCTCTGTTATAGCAACGTGGTGACTGGACTCATTGGGGGCGACGCGACGCGGAGCACCCAGCTGCGGATCGCCAATCAGGACGAAGGCCAGTATTTCCAGAACGGCGGAGCCGAGATCCATACGAACAGTTATCATTTCCGAAACACGGTCAACGGGATCACGATCGACCCGCTGATCGGAGGGACCGGCGGCGGTTCCGAGGGCGTGGGTGGACTGGTCGACTCGGATTACATAAAGCTAGGGATTACTTATTTCGTGAACCCGCCGGGCGTGCTTTCGGTTCCTCCGTATCCGTTCCCGGGCCGAGACGACGCCGCCGGCGTGACCGCTCCGCCCAATCCTCCTCCGCCGGCTGAGGTTCGCTTTCGCGGAAAGAGCGGGCGCAGCCAAGGGATCATTGCTCATCCATGAAAGACATCACCGACTTCGTCCACGCCTTCGTTGAGCAAATGCAGTGTTGGCCATCGGCCGTGCTGCTTTTTTTCGTGCTGATCGTCTTGGGCTGGGCGCTCAAGATCTCAGCCTTCCCAAACCGCTTTATCCCGCTGGCCGTCCTGGGCGCCGGCTCTGGACTGAACCTTCTGATCGGGGACGTCGGCAAGGTCGATCCCACGCAACGCAACCCGCAAGTGATCCTCGCGATGTGGGGGCTGTGTATTGCCTTCGTCGCCTGGACTGCTCACAACACCGTCTTGTGGAGGCTAGAAAAGTATGTTCCGCTCCTTCGCGATTCTGCCGATCCCGCTCCTGGGGCCGGAGACAAAACCAAAACGCCATGAACAAGAAAAAAAAGAAGACCAAGAAATCGGTCCGGACTGTGGGAACCAAACGCCCCAAGGCTACCGCCCGCCGGGCCCGTTCCGGTTCGCGCTCTGTTTACTGATCTTTCTGGCCATGCAAGGATGGATTGAGCAGGGGATCCGGGAGGTCATTGCCGACGTTCACCGCAAGGGCCCGCCCCAGGCGCCGCAACACCTGAAGCTGGCGCCGCACCCGCCCGAGGGCATGTTTGCGAAGTTCATTGCGGGCGGCGTGCTCTCGATTGGCTACACGATCAAGGACTACGGCAACCCGTTTCAAAAGCCGACGTTCATTTACGTTTACGCGGGCTCGAGCGCGCCCGGCGTTCCGCTGGAGCTGGTCCAGCTGAATCCGTTTGATCCGACGATCGACCTCGACGGCACGCTCACGACGGGTTTGAATCTGACCGGCGTGCTGCCCGGCAACTACCGGGTCGTCATCTCGGCCGTCAACGACTACGGCGAGACTTTTTGCATTACGCCGAAACAGATAACTTACTTCGTGCCCTGACAAATGGCGCTGACACTGATCAAAGAAGACGGATCGGCCAACCCGAACGCGAACAGTTACGCGAGCGTGGCCGACGGCGACGCCTTCGCGGATGCCAATCTGTATTCCACGAAGTGGACAGCGGCCAACAGCACGCAAAAGACGGCCGCGCTCGTCCAGGCGTCGCGCCTGATCGATTCGGAGTTTCAATTCTACGGTTACAAGCAAAGCCAAAGCCAAGGGCTGCAGTGGCCGCGCTATCAGTGTCCTGATCCGGATTCAGACGAGCGGAGCATTTACTCCGCCGGCACCGGGCTGCAGGGAGCATACTTGCCGGAGAACAAGGTTCCGAAGGCCGTGGTCGACGCGGCGTGCGAGCTGGCCATGCGCCTGCTCGAGGGGGACCGCACGGTCGACGCCAGCGGCGCCGAGGGCGGGCTGAAGTCCGTCGAGTTGACCGGGGCGGTCAAGGTTGAGTTCGCAAGCGGGGGCGATCCGCTGCCAGTGGTTCCGCGCACAGTTCAGAATGCGCTGTGGAAGTACTCGCAGCCGACCTCAGCAAAGGGCGGGGTCGTCAAACTCAGAAGGGCGTGAATGACTTCGATCCTGGTCGTCGAAGGCGACGTGAACGACTCATACGTGCTGGAACGAAAATTGACGAACGGCGGAAAGGACAAGGCCTGCTTCGTCGATGTTCGGAAGAGCGGCAAGAAAGCGCTCGAGGCCGTTCGCGAGGCGAATTTCGACGCGGCGATCATAGACCTGGACTTGCCCGACATGGGCGGTCTCGACTTGATCCGTTATTTGACGGAGCGGCGCCCAGGCATGGTGGTCATAGCGGTTAGCGGCTCCGACAGGGGCCGGGAAGGTCAATGCATGAGCGATAAAGCAGTAGCGGCCGGCGCGCATGGATTCGTTGAAAAACCTTTCACGAGTTCAGACAATGACGCGGTCTTCAACATGATTCGCGCCCACAAAGCGACGTATGGGCGCGGCTTCTCCGACGGCCTGCGCCAACGGGCTTGGCGGACCACCATGGGGGGATCCTTGTCGCTCATGGGCGGCCTCATGCTGGCCGCGGCGATCTTTGCAGCAAAGCCTTTGGCGGAGCAGCCGATCCTGGAGATCGTGGCCGTCCTGGCCATTGTGGCCCAGGGAATCGGCGCATTCATCACCGGCCTCTACGCCGCCGAAAAGAAGTGAATGGCACTCGACCTAAAAGGGATCGTCAAAAACGCCGTCGGAACGATCTACAATCTGTTCGGGCAGATCTCAGACGCCGGCCAGTATCACCGCGTCGGCGCCGGATCTTACAACGCCAGCACGGGCTCGACCGGAGCGACGGACACGGCGGGGCCGGCGACCGCGCTCTTCTGCCTGTTCACGGAAGAGGAAATGCAGGGCCGCGGCGACCTCGTGAAGTCCGGGGACAAAAAGATCATCCTGCGCACGACCGACGTTCCGACGCGGCCCGGCCGAGACGATTACTACACGGACGCCGCCGGCGTGCGCTGGGACCTGGAGCTGATCCAGCAGGAGCCAACGGACAACGTCTGGATTTTGCGCGGCCGGGCGCGTACGTGATGCCCGCGGGCGCGGGGGCGCTGCCTTACTAACCAAATGGACATTTACTCGGCAGTAAGGAAAGCAGTGGAGAGCCGCTTTCAAAGCGCCTGGGCGAACCGGACCCCGGTCGATTATCTGAATGTCCCTTTTGCGCAGCCCGCTTCGGGCGCCTGGGTTCGCCTGGGGCTGGCCGGTTCCATTGGCGGGCAAATCGGCCTGGGGCCTCCTGGCTTCCGGCTGGAGCGGCACGACGGCTTGGTCGTCGTGCAAGCCTTTGTGCCGGTGACTTCCGGGACCGCGGTCCTGGCCGGGCACTTGGACTTTGCCGCGGCGATCTTTCGGATGGTTTCGTTTCGGAGCCCCGAGGGGCTGGACTTCGTTTTCCGGAGTTCATCCAACGGGCCAGCCATCCTCACGTCGTCGACCTTGATGCAGAACGTGTCCGTTCCGTTTCAGGTCGACGCTTTGCAGTAGTTGACAACGCGCAGACGAGTGCGCTTACTCTCAAAACACTATGGGCGACGCAAACAAGACCAAGCTGCGATACATTCAAGAGGCGACCTTTTCCCTCGACCCAGGCGGAGCCTACGCGACCGGCGTCGCCACTTTCACGGGCACGGGCACGGCCGCCGACACGATCACGGTCAACAGTGTCGTTTACACGCTCCAAAACACACTTGCCGCGGCTCGCGACGTGAAGATCGGCGCCACGGCTGCTGCGACCGCTCAAAACTTTGCCGACGCGATCAACGCCAGTCAGAGCACGCTCGGCACGGCCTTCTTTGGCGCGACGACCCGCAACGTGGACGTGATTGCGTCGGTCAACGGCGCCGCCGTGACGCTCACGGCGCGGCTGCATGGCACGGTCGGCAATTCGCTGCCGCTGGCCAAGGCCTCGACGGCGGTCACGCTGAGCGGCCTGAGCAGCGGATCCACTGGCAACCTGACCGGGGGCGCGGCCGGCTTTTACACGGCTGCTACGGAGCTACGCTTCAACTCCTCCGGTCTGCGCCACAACAAGGTCACGGTTCAGAGCGAAGAGATCCGAGCCGATCGCGTTGTCCAGGATCTGGTCAAGGTCGGGATCAGCGGGAGCGGCGACACGACGCACGAGCTGCACTACGGCGACCTGCAGCCTTTCATTGCCGCGGCCATGCAAGGGCCAGTCGTTTCCCTGAGCGATTCCGGTACCTGGGGCGTGACCACGGGCGGCGTTTACACGAAAACGACCGGGCTCCTGGCCGGCATGAGCGGGGGCAAGCTGATCAAAGTTTCCGGATTCGTAAACGCGGTCAACAATGGGATCAAGCGCGTGATCGCACAGAGTGGAAACACGTTTACGGTGGTCAACCTCGACGGCTCGGCCTTCGTGGCGGAAAGCGGCGTCTCGGCCATTGTGTCGGTCAACTACGTTCGGCAGGGGGCAACGTATTCCTCGTTCATCATTGAACAGGAGGACGTGGAGGCGGCGACCGTGATCGCGCTCCTGGGCTGCGCCGTTGACACGATGACTTTGACTCTTGAATCGCGCGCCAAGGCAATGATCCAATTCGGTTGGCTGGCCTACGGGGCGATCACGCCGACGCGCACGGACACGGTTGCCAACGCCATCAATGCGCCCAGTTCGAACCCGATCTACAACACGACCGCGAACGTGGGCAACTTGCTGATCAATGGGGCCAAACCTCCGAGCCTGTTCCGGCGCTGGACAATGGCGCTCAAGAACAATCTGCGCGAGCGGCCGGCCATTGCGCGCGAGGGCACGATCCAGCACGGCAGCGGGCTCGCCGAGATCACGGGCGCCATGGAGACCTATTTCACGGAGAAGAGCACACTCGACGCCTTCCTGCAGCACGTCGCGCAGAGCGTCGAGCTGACCATGATTGACACGGGCGGCCGCTACATCAACGTGTTTTATCCGAGCGTGCAATTTTCGAGCGGTAGTCCGAGCGTCCAGGGGATCAACACGGACGTTATGCTGCCGCTCGAGTACCAAGCCAAGCGCGGAACGGGCCCGGACGGATCGACGTTCCAGGCTCAAATCGACATGATGGCCTAACAAGCCCGGTCATGCCTCGTTCCGAGCCAAAGAAACCGAGCTGGCTCTGTCGCCTGCTCGGCTGTTCCGACAACGAAGACAAAAACCCGCCGGTTCTGCTCCATCTGTTGGTGGGGTCGGAAGTGGCAATGCAGAAAGACCCTCCTATGCCAGGACTACAGATCGAAGTAACCAAGGGATTCAAACGCAAGATCAGTGCGCACCCGACAGCCAAGGGCGCTCCGGTCGAGCTGGACAGTATCGTTGACATCCGCCAAGCCGGCACCATCAACTCAGGCGCCACGGGCGCGGCCGTCGAAGGCGACCCGCTCTCCGTCTGGGTGTTCGGTACCGGCGACGTGGGCGATACGAATTTCGAGATCTTCGCCGACAAGCGAAAGGGACCGGACGTCGTGGAGATCGTGGTGCCCGTTCTCGTGCACGTCAAAGATCCGGAGGCTGACAGCCTGGGGATCGACGTGAGCGACGAAGAGCCGATCACACCGGTGGCGACTCCGACTCCGGCCGAGCCGGGCGCGGCCGAGCCCGCTCCGACCACGTAAGGAGCGAAGCAGTCAAAAACGCTAGCAAGCTGGAGAAACTATGGACTTCGCGAAATTCAAGGCCGAGCACACTGCCGATCCCGTGCTCGTAACACAAGGGGCAGTGCTCGATCTGGGCGAGGTCAAGCTGAAGGTCGCCCTCTGGGGCAATCCGAAATACTTCTCGGAACTCCAGAGGGTTACCTCGCAGCCGGACGTCCAGCGCAGGATCGCGCTTGGCGAAATGAAGCCCGAGGAGGACCGCGCCATGCTCGACGAAGTGATGGCCAAGACCATCCTCGTGGGCTGGGACGGCCTGGAAGAGGCCGGCAAGCCGGTCCCGTACTCGGCCGAGAAAGCGCTCGAGCTGCTGCAAGCGGATTTCCTGCGCAAACGGATCATCGACTTCGCGCAGAAGGAAAGCGTTTACCGGGCGCGCGTGATCCGCGACGGGGCCGACGTGCTAAAAAAAAGTTAGACTTCCACCTTCGCTACGGCGAAGCGCTCAATTGGTTCCGGCAGCTGGCCGCCGAGGGCACGATCGTTCCGGCGCTGCGCGAGGAACCGATCGTCCCGGACCGCTGGGAGTTTTGCTGGCGCGCTTACGTGCTGCTGAACAAGTGCCGGCCCTCGGGCTTTGGGCCCTCGCCGATCCCGCTGTCGGAGATCAGAGTTTACTTGCTCATGTTCGGATACCCCGATCCGGAGGAGCTGATCAGCGTGGTAAAAGACCTGGACAGCCATTACCTTGAGCACGCCAGCAAGAAAGCGAACGCGGCGAACGGCGGAGCAGGATGACGAGCAATCTTAAATTCAACTCGGACGTGGACCTATTCGCGCGCGCGCTCGAGGAGCATCTCGACGTCGTGCTAACGAAGATCGCCCTCGACATTACGGTCCGGCTGCAGGAGGTCACGCCGCTACGGAGCGGTCGGGCCGCTGCCTCATGGAACATTGCCCAGGGCGCCCCGGACCTGTCCGTTCCGCCGCAGATCCTGGGAGAGCGCTATTGGCTTGCCACCGAGGCCGAGCTGGAAGGCGCCCGAGCCTACTACCAGCAGTACGAAGCGCGCGCCCTGGCGTTCGAGGCCGAGCCCGGCCGGGGCAGCGTTTTTGTTTCCAACGATCTGGACTACATCGAACAGCTGAACGCCGGGTCCAGCCGGCAGGCGCCGCCGGCCTTCTTCGAAGCGACGGTCGCGGCGGTCGAGTCAATCGCTGCTCGCGCCATTGCCAAAGCCAACGGGGGCTTTTAAAAAGATCCGCCTATGCCAAACGCTAGACTTCAGCTGGAGATCGAAGGAGAAGCGGCACGCAAAGAGATCCGGAGCGTGGCCGAAGAGCTGAAGAAGATCCCGCCGGCGGCGCAGACGGCCTCCAACGACGCCAACCGGGCATTGGGCACGATCACGGCCAGCGTGGGCAACGCGCCCGCGGCCCTCGGACAGTTGAGCGGCGCCCTTGCCAAGGTCACGCCCCAGATGACCGCCCTGGCGACGGCGACCAGAACGGCCAGCGCTGCGCTTGGCGGGGGCGGAGGCGCGTCCGGCGGGGGCGGCGGGGGAAGTGGAGGCGGTGGGGCTGGCGGCGGCCTGGGCGGGGCGGCGGCCGGGGCGGCCGGCCAAATGACCAATCTCGCCGACCGCGTGCTAAAGGCGGCGATCGCGATCATCACGTTCCGGCAGGCTCTCCGACTCACGGAAGAGGTTGTCCGACTGCGAATTGAGTTCGATCGGCTCGACTTTGGCCTTCGTGCGATCACCGGCTCGTGGGAGGCGGCCCGCGTCGAGGCGGACTTTTTCGCCAAAGAGGTCGATCGGCTCGGGCTCAACTTCCGGGAGACGATCGGCGAGTTCATAAAGATCGAGGCGGCCTTCACGCAAAGCGGGTTCACGTTCAAAGAAGCGCGCGACGTGTTCACGGAGATCTCGATCGCAACGAAGGCGCTCGGGCTGTCGAGCGCGGCCACGGGCCGGATCCTTTACGACTTCCAGGAAATGGCCAGCCTTGGGGTCGTTCAGATGCGCCAGCTGCGCCAAGTGCTCATGCAGGTTCCCGGAGGTCTCGAGATCGCTTCGCGGGCCATGGGCTTGACGACCCAGGAGTTCCACCGGCTCGTGCATGAAGGGCTCATGCCGGCCGACGAGTTCATCCTGAAGTTTAGCGCCGAGCTGGCCAACACGTTTGGGGGCGCCATGGCCGAGGCGGCCGACAACCTGGAAAGTCATGTCAACCGGATGAAAACGGCATGGTCCGGATTCATGGCCGAGATCGGCAAGGCGCCGGAGATCAAGGCGGGCGTGGACAAGCTGAAAGAGATCGGCGAGACGGCGCGGATTCTCACGGAGGAATCCAACTTTTTCCAGCAGCACCCGGAGGCCAATGCGAGCCCGGGCGCTTTCCTGAATCAGCGGTTTCCAAATGCTCGGCGCTCGGCCGGATTCTTTGCCGAGGACATGGGCGCCGGCGGACAGATCGACGTCGTGCGGACCTACCAGCGCATGCAGGCGGAGAGTGTGGCCCAGAACAACCGGTTGCTGACCTTTCAGGACGCGATGACTAAAAGCATGACGCCGCAGACGGAGCGGGCGGCGACCGAGGCGCAAGAAAACGCGCTGACCCGGCTGATCGAGCTGCGCCAGAAGTACAACGCGGAATCGCAAGAGGGCCTCGAGCGGGAAAAGGCGTTGATCGAGTCAAACTTTCAAAAGGAGGTTGACGGTATAAACAAGATGCTTCGGCTCTTCGATCCGACCAAAGACGCCGCAAAACTATCGCAGATCAACGCCCAGGGCGGCCCGCTCGACGCGGCCAGAGCGGCTCGGGATCGGGCGCTTGAACATCTGGCAATGAAAGAGCAGATCGACATCACTTCCAGACTGGTGAAGGAGCAAGAGAGGCTGACGAAGTCGAAACAGGAATTGATTCAATACGCTTACGGCGACACGGCCACCGGACAGATCGAGAAGATTAACGACGACTTCAAAGAGCAGACGAACGTGCTGATCGAGCTGTCCGAGGCTGGCAACGATCTGGCCGTGACCTACGATCAATTGATTTCGCGCCGAGACAAGCTACTGAGTGAGGCGCGCGACCCGCGCAATCGCGGCGGCTTTGCCGGCCTGTCGATTGCCGATCTGCGCGAGCAACGCGAGGCCTCCGAAAAGGCGCTGCTCACGGAGAGCGACGCGCGCAAGTATCAGGAGCTGTCCCAAAAGATAATCGACCTGAACGGCGAGATGACCCGGAGGCTGGCCGCAAACTCCGCCACGATCGCCGAGGCGTTCGAGGAGGGCTTGAGCCGGCAAGCAAAGTCTTACGGCTCTTTCCAGGAGCGGGTCGCGGCCGGGGGCGCGCAAGTGATGGACGCGCTCGACCGCGGTTTCACGGACGCTTTCACGGCGATGATCACTGGCACGAAGAGCGCCAGCCAAGCCTTCGCGGACATGGCGCGGTCCATTGTGGCCGACCTCGTGCGGATCGCTGTTCAACAATTGATCGTGCGCTCGATCCTCAGCAGCCTGGGTGGCCTGTTCGGCGGCGGGGGCACGACTGCCACGACGAGCGGCGTGGCGATCGGGATCGGCCGCGGTCACGCCGGCGGCGTGGTGGGCAGCCTGCCGCGGTTCCACGCGGGCGGGCTCGTGGGCGAGGACGTCCTGGTCAACGCGCGGCGCGGCGAAGTGATCTTTACCCCGGAGCAGCTGGATTCCCTGGGCAAGGCGCTGGGCAAGGGCCGGCCGGCGCAGCAGAAGATCGAGATCCTCAACGGCCTTTCGGATGAGGAAATTTACGAGCGCATGCTTCGCAACCCTAATGCGATCGTCAACGCGATCGGCCAGCGGCGCACGGCGGTCCGTCGGATCCTGGGCGTGCAATGAGTGAAGGAGCGGCTCGGATCCATTTCGTTGCGCCCGGCGTGTACGTCACGTTGGTCGGCATCCTTCGCGAGGCCGCTCGCCCGCTCGGCTACGCGCTCACGGTCCACGGGAGCCTCGCCCGGGACCTGGACTTGGTCGCGATTCCGTGGGCGGCCGAGGCGGCTCCGCCCGAGGAGCTGGTGGCCGCTCTGGTCCTGGCCTCCGGCGGACTTCAAGGGCCGCACGCCAACAATCCCAAGCCCCACGGTCGCCGAGGCTGGACGATCAGCCTCGGCGCGGGCGCTTACATAGATCTGTCGGTCATGCCTCGCTCGGCGCCTGGGCTTTAGTTTTGGCTTGTGCTCCGCGGCCCTTTGCAATCTATTCGGAACGAAATCGGTCCGCGTTCCTGGAGAGAAACGCCCGTTGCATGAACAATTGATCAAACCTAACTAAGCCATGGCCAATTCACTGTACGACAAGGCGCGGGAATCGTTTCTTTCCCAAAACCCGTCCATCGACATGGACACGGACACGATCAAGATCGCGCTGCTCAAGACCGCCCAGGCTTTCTCAAACTCCAACCAATACATTGGGGATTTGACTGGAGCGAACATCATTGCCCGGTCCGGAGCCCTGGGTTCCAAGACGGTCACGGCCGGCGTGTTCGACGCCGCGGACGTCACTTTCACCACGCCTGCCTCTGGCAATACGTGCAACGTGATCCTTTACAAGGACACCGGTGCCGACGGCACAAGCCCCTTGATCGCTTTCTTCGACACGGGCACCGGGCTGCCAGTGACGACGAACGGCGGCGACGTGACGATCGCCTGGGACAACGGCAGCAACAAGATTTTCAAGTTGTAGATCGGCCATGGGGCCTCCTTCGCGCCCATGGCCACCCGCTTATACTTTCCGCTCCGACAGCCGACCAGCCCTGGGCCGGCGACTCTGACGCCCGGCTTTGATGCCGGCTGGAATTACACCACGGAGGCCTCAAGAGGAAAGTTGTCCCTGGTCAAGGACGATGTCGCGATCGCGACTGGCACCCAGATCGGGCCGTGGACGGCCACGGCCGGACAGAAGGCGCTCGATCGCCAATACATTTCCGCTCCGCTGAGGGGCCAGACGATCAGCGGCACTTTCAAGGGGCAAATCATGACCCGGGAGTTCGCCACGACCGACAACGTCGATCAGCTGTGGGTCGCTGTGAAAGTGATTTCGAACGACGGCGGGACCGTTCGCGCGACACTGTTCTCGCATGCCAACGCGACGACGACCGCGGAGTTCATCAACAACGCGACGCACCAGAACAAAAAGATCGCCGACGGCGATTCCCTTTCGAGTTACACTTGCACGGACGGCGACCGGCTGCTGATCGAGATCGGCTATTCCAACAGCACATCGGCGACGACGCCAGAGGCCGCGGCCAAATGGGGCGGTGGCTCGGCCGATCTGCCAGAGGACGAGACCCAGACAACGGACGGCTCCGGCTGGGTCGAGTTCAGCGCAACGCTTGAATGGAGCATTTCCGGGATTCAACTGGAGACGATTGAATCGGCCCAGGGCTCGGCCTCCTCCTCGCTCACAGTCTCGCACTTGACGGGCACACAAACCCAGCGGCTGCTCGTGGTCATCGTGAGCAATTCGAACGCGGCGCCGGCCAAGACGATCACGGGGATCACTTACAATTCTGTTGCCCTCACGTTGCACGCGACCCAGGCCAACGCGGGCGGAGACATGCAGACAGGGATTTGGTACCTGGTCGATCCGCCCTCGGGCACGTTCAACATCGTTGTCACGTTCTCGGCCACGACCGACGAGATCGGGATGACGGCTTACAGTTTTTACAACGCGGATCCGCGCACGCCGATCCGTTCGAGCACGTTCTCGAGCGGCAACGCAAGCAGCAGTTCGGTCAGCGTGACCTCGGCCGTTGGCGATCTTGTGATGGGCGTCGTCTATGTCGATCAAACCACGGCGCCGACGGCGGCGCAGACGCTACTAACTCAGGAGCTGAACATTGGCGG